GAAGTCGTGCGACTTACATTTAACACCGGATTTGTTGGTGGTGATGAATATTATTATGAGTTTATGTATCGTGGATCAATTGAAGGAACGCACTATACACTCAACGAACTAACAGATATTTATGATTCTTATGCTGAGACAGACATAAACTCAGGAACAATTAGATATATCAATGATTATGAAAATTTGAATATATTTAAAAAATGCAGACTTCCAAAATTTTATTCTAAATCAGAAAACCAACTTTCATATGTTGAACCATATTCATCGGATAAAAAACAAGCAATATCATGGAAGAACTTTAGAGAAAATGTTTCTTTTTCATATCCCAATATAGACTCTGGAACTGAACCAAGTTTCATGACAATATATTCAAATGGTGCAAAACGACTAGACGGAACATATGATCCCATTTATACGTTGGCAGAAGTTGGTGCTTCAAATGCAATGAATGGTCAACTTGTAAAATTATTTATATATGCTGATAATTGTAAAAATGATAAAACTCAAGTTTATGAGTTTATATACAAAGGATCTGTAGGTGGTTCTCACTTTACACTGGATGAATTAAAAAATAAACTTGACTACGATTGTACCCTACCTCCCAATATGGGAATTCCTGTTTTGCTAACAACAATAGACTCAACTGCAAATGAAAACTCGTTGCTTTTTAGTAAATCTGAAGGAGGGTTGTCATACACAGAACCTTACTCATCTGATAACTCAATGGGGTTGTCGTGGAAAAACTTCAGAGAAAATGTATCGTTTTCTTATCCTGATGTATCCAGAGGAGACTACCCTTCGTTTATGGCAATTTATGCAAATGAAGCAAAACGGAAAGATGGATCATATGATCCAAGGCACATCTTAGCAGAAATAGGTGCACAAGAAACATTAAACGGAGAAGTCGTGCGACTTACATTTAACACCGGATTTGTTGGTGGTGATGAATATTATTATGAGTTTATGTATCGTGGATCAATTGAAGGAACGCACTATACACTCAACGAGCTCAAGCAATCATTAGAGTTTGATTGTACACTTCCTGCGAATCTTGGTGGTTACATCTCAATATCAGATCGTGAATTCAGTGATCCTCTTGATAACAAATCCAGAGCAAAGTTTTTCTCAAAGAATGAAGACGGAGTTTCATATGCCGAACCTTGGGTTGGTGAAGGTGTAATTGATATTTCATGGAAAAACTTCAGAGAAAATGTATCGTTTTCGTATCCAAGTGTGAAAAAAGGAAATGTTCCATCTGTTATGACAATATACGGAAACGGTGCAGTTCAACCAGATGGAACATATAATCCATTATATATACTTGCAGAAATCGGAGCACAAGAAACTTTAAATGGAGAGTTGGTTAGACTAACATTCAATTCAGGATTCGTGGGAGGTGAAGAGTATTACTATGACTTTATATATCACGGTTCACTAGATGGTACTCATTATACAATCAACGAATTACGAGAATCAGTTGAGTTTGAGTGTACGCTACCATCAAACCAAGGAACATCAGTTTCTTTATCAGAGATAAAATTCGATGACTATTTATTAAACTCATCGGGTGCAAAGTTTTTCACAAAAAATAAGAATCAAAGTTCATATAAACACAATCCACATATGGATGAGATTTCAATTAGTTGGAAAAACTTCAGAGAAAATGTATCGTTTTCATATCCAAGTGTAAGTTCCGGATCAGAACCCAGTTTCATGACCATATATGCAAATGGTGCCAGAGATAAAAACGGTAACTATGACCCGATAAAAACCCTAGCAGAAATAGGAGCAGAGGATTCGCTAAACGAGCACACAGTTAGATTGACATTTAATTATGGGTCCGAAACTGACGATGAGTTTTATTACGAGTTTATCTACAACGGATCGTTGAACGGAACACATTATACACTTAGTGAACTCATGGAGCATGGTTTATTAAAAAGAGTAGAATCAACCACACCTCTTCAAAAAAATAAATCTGATAAAAATAATAGATTTTATGTCGAAAAACTTAAAAGTGAAGTGGTAAATCAAGTTGAACCTCACGATGTTAATCCAATTTCAAGTAGCACAAGTACAGAAATTAAAAAAATAAAATCCTTTGGAAAACTACCCATCAACTACGGTCACAGAGACACCTATGATATTCAACTTACGGATGATATACTACAATCGTCTAATCAAATCACATTTTATAGTATGTCCGAACTTGGTGAACCACATACACAGCATAGTGGTTTGGAAGATGAGATTTCACTCGGATGGAGAAACTTCAGAGAAAGTGTGAGTTTCTATTATCCAACGATTTCAAAAAAATCATCGGATGTAGATGAGTACCATATGAGTATATATATGAATCACAACACCGAGAATGGTTATGATAAAAACAGACTTCTAGCAGAAGTAAAATCAAATAGTGCTTTGAACGGAGAGACTGTTAGGTTGGTTCTTAATGAGGGTGATAGTACGGAGATTTTCTATGAATTTTTATTTGACGGTACACTAGAAGGCACACACTACACAATCACAGAGTTGAATGAGAACATTTCTCCAAATTTAAATAAACCTTTGATAGTCCACTCTCCTGAACTTGAAAATTGTAAAGTTAGAATAGATAAAAATCAACTTACATCTGGGTTGCATAAGTTGTATATATTATTATTGGATTCTTCTAATCAACCAATTGGTGGAGAATCAAAGATAGAGATGTACAACAATCCAATTATTTATGACGTAGAGACTCGTAAAAACTTAGTTAAAAAATCATACACTTATTCAACAGATATAAAATCTAAATTTGGAAAAGGGATGGATGCCTCAGATAAGTTTTTGGTTATTGGAAATCCAGTAGACAGAAAGTACTACACAGATCACAGAACATCGTATACGGCGGGAAGTGCATATGTGTTTAAGGTAAACGAACAAAATTTAGACTTCATTGAAAAAATTTATGGTGAAGATAACTTTGAAAATGAATTTAGTTCAGAGTTTGGAAATGATATATCTGTACTTGGAAGTAACTTTTTAGTCGGAAGTCATTCAACAGAAATGACGAATATTAACATAAACGAAAGTGGTGGAGTTAAAAAACTTGATATTGAAGACTTAGAATTCGGAGCAACAAAATATTTAGACAAAACCTATAATACAAACGAAGCACTGATAACTGATTACGAACTTGATTTAAATAGTGAGATAGGAGATGCGGTGGTAAAAGTAAAAATAGATGGTTTGAACATAAATAAATCATTACTCAGTGAAACAACATTAAAAGCAAACTTTATTGATACGGGCTACGAAACCTTGAGAATTTCTGATGTGGAAGGTGAATTAACTGAATCTATAAACGGGGTATATAGATTAGTAAAATCTCCAATTAATGTCGTGTCAGGATGTGATATAGATTTAAATTCAATGAATCGTGTTTACATGAATAAACATAACTGGTCGGTATTTTATGATAAGTTACGGAGTTGTTGGGTTCTCACTGACAAACCCAATATATCAGTTGAATATGAAATACCATGCAGTTGGGGTACTACTCTTGAAGTATTTGAACGAATTAATTTAATAAGTGAGTTTAATTTGTTGACCGAAGAGATGATGACAAGTGCGTTTACTTTGTATAATATAAGTGACCATGATACGATAACTAAATGGAAAACACGAACACAAACTAGGATTCCTAAAATACAAATTCGGTATGCGGATTTAATTAGAGAACTTGAGTCAATTACTAAACTTGAATTAAATGAAGAACTCACCGAAGAGTTGTTTTATTTGTATAGTTCAAATTCAAGAAAGCGAATAGATATAGAAATACTGAATAGGTGGAAAGATTCCGATAGTAATCTAGGGATGCTACCATTTATATACGAACTAGATTCAGTTAACCCCATTTTTTTAAATTTTAATTTATTGGTTAAAACTTTGGACATCTATAAATTAAAAGATTATGAAATACTAAAATCATGGTCAGTTAAACTTGGGTATGAACACCTTCTTGGTGATTTATTGAGAGAAATTAGACCGAGTTACCATGATAAATTATCTTTATATAATTTACGGGTATTAAGTAAAATTGCTTTAGATTTTATAAATCAAAGAAAATATAACTCACTACCATCCGTTGAAAATCAGTGTCCTGATGACGAAAACTTTGACTTAACCGAGGAGGAACTTGTTAGTTACAGACAAAAATGGAAACCCCATGTAGATGGTGGGTTTTTGTTGAGTGATGTATTCAAAGATATAAATAAAAACATAAATATCAATTTCGCATTGTCGAGTGAGTCATCCGAAGACGAACTTCCGATGAATTTCAAATCAGGTATCGGAACTCTTGGTGGTAAAGTTGTTAATGTATATTCAAACAATGATACAACAGGTCAAACTTCATCATTAACATGGGGTATATATCGTGATGAAACAAAGATAGTAGGAAATCACATACACTTTTATATCAACCTACTTCCCGACACTGAACTTGATAGTACATTAGTCTTTGTGTACAACTCTGTAAAGTCTGCAATTAACGGGTATGTATATTATTACTCAATAGACAAAACTAACAATAAATGTAATAAGTTAAAAAGAATGAAGACCAACAAGACATCATACTCATGTAAAAAACAATATGGTCATTCCGTGAGTTTAAGTAAAAACTTCATTTCGGTTGGGTCTCCTGTGCTTGGTAATTTTAATATTGATGAAATTACTACATTTGGTGGAAGGTCTGTGGTATCGTTTGGGGAGTCTGATAAACTTTTTATAGAGTATGATATGATACATCCTACTTATATAAATCAACTTAGTAAAAAGGTTGTGGGTTCTATTATTGCATATGACCACTCGGCTATAAGAGACAATAAACGTCATTATATAGGAAATATATTCTATAAGAATGGAATTATAGCACTTACTGATAGAAGTGGGTATTTCTCAGATGTACTAAGCAACAGTGGTGTGTCTGGATTTGAGTTAGAGTTTAAATCTATGCATACCTTATATGAAAACGAAATATTGTGTAAAGTTGAACCACATGAATTTAATTTCAGCACAAATCCCACATCTGTGGCCACCGGAAGTATTGCGTATGATATAAATCAAGATGGAAAATTTGATATTATTGATGCATCCTACATATTTAAATACATAATGGGTGAAGTTGGTGATATAGAAATAACCGATGATGAGATAATAGAAAATGAAACATCAATCAAGTTGTCAGATAAAAATAACTGGCCAAAACAAGATATATTGATGACAGAATCAGAAGATGCTTTATTGATGGATTTATTTTTCAGTTCTGATGTAATCGAAAATCGTCCAGTACATGATAAAATAGTATCAAATTTAAAAGAAAAATATGATAATGGAGAGTTTGATATTAACGGAGACGGAAAAACTGACGAAGTTGATGCGAATTTATTATTAAGATATTTCATAGGAAGACGTGGAGCATATTTAACTCGTGATTTGGTAAGTAAATATAATGATTCATCTAGAACAGATTCAAATAGTATAGTGAAGTTTCTAGATGAAAAGACTGGCAAAAACTTAGGTCGTGAAATATTAAAAGATTTTCAAGACTTTTCTGAAAATGACAAACAAGATTCTACTGGAAGTTATCTTGCTCCATATGCAACTACAATTGGATTATATAGTGGTTTAGAACTTGCTATGGTTGCAAAATTAGGCAAGCCTGTGAAAATACTTCCGAACTATCCTATAAACTTTTTAATAAAATTTGATAATTAAGCAAGTTGGCTTGATATTTATGAATAATAACCTATTAATCGGAGAAAAATAAAATGAGTTTAGATGCAAAAACAGCAGACGCAAGATCAAAAACACTTAACAATTCAAGTGGACGTTGGTCTATTGATCATGGCAAAGGTCTTGAAGACTTATACGCAAACGCAAAAGGAAGTATTTATACCGCAATGGGTGGTGGTAATATACCAGCAGGAGCAAAGTCACCTGGTTTGAATGATCAAATTGGTAAGGGCATGAACAGAACTGAAGGTGGTCAAAGTTTCTTCGGATTTGGTCGTGGCAATGTACAAGCACGTGGTGGATCACAAGGACAATCAGCAACTGGATCTGAGAATGTAGCAGGTGGAGACGGTCGTGGTAAACAAGCACCAAAACAAAAAGGATCAATTGAGATTAAAGGTTTTACAACTTATCGTGTACCAATGACAGACCACGACTATGGTTCAAATGCAGCCGGAGTAAAAAGTTTGGCAATGGCAAGTTGGTATACACAAGGTCTTGACAATCCGGCAAAATACGGAACTACAATGACAGGTCTGGGTGGTAGAAGCAAAAGTTCACGAGGTCGTACTGATGGTGGTAAGGACAATGCTAGAAGTGGTGGAGACGGAGGTCAAAGCAAACTCTAATATTTAGTCTTGCTTTTTTAACACAAGACGCATAACATATAGGTTATGCAAAATAAATCCTATTGTTTAGGATTGGATATTAGTTCAACTGTAGTAGGTTATAGTGTATCCTCTTCTAAAAATAAAGTAACTCATGCTGGATACATTGATATTCGTAAAGAAATCAGTATCAAGCAAAAGGCACATAATGTTGCTGAAATACTAGATAAACTAGATATAGAACCTTCAGTAATCATAGTTGAAGATACATTAAGTGGATTTGGTGGTGGACGAACAAGTCAACAGACTATTGTCAAGTTGGCAAAGTGCAATGCAGTAATAAGTTACGTAATAGAAGCATTGTATGAATTGGACGTAGAACACGTAAATGTGTCTTCTCTTCGCAAGGCCGTATTCGGAAAAAGTCGTGAACAAGGAGTTGATAGTAAGACTTTTGTACGTGAACAACTTGAAAAAAAGATTGATTTAAATGAATTTATTGTCTATAATAGTAGAAAAAATTATGATAAAAGGAACTACGATATGTTGGACGCAACGGTAGCATCGCTATATCATTGGTATACTATTGACAATTGATGGGGATTTCCGAGCAAAAGTTATATGCCTTGTTGCAGAAGGTGCTAGGTGAAGGTAAAATCGTCTCTAAAGACGAAGCAATGTTTGTGTGTCCGTTTTCTCATCACCGTAAACCAAAGTTGGCAGTTAATCTTACAACGCAAAGGTGGCAAAGTTGGATTGATACAAATGCCAAAGGTCGTAGCATCTTTTCGTTATTCAAAAGAATGCAAGTTCCAAGCAATTATTTTGCAGAGTTATCAAAGATTGTCAAACTTCCAAAAAATACCAAACTTGCAGATACTGAAGAACAATTTGTATCGTTGCCTTATGAATTTAAAAGATTGACCGAAACACATACTGATTTTTCTTATTCTAAAGCAATGAAGTATTTAAAAAATCGTGGAATTGAATCATACGACATTGAACGATATGATATAGGATATTGCGACAAAGGAGATTATGCAGGAAGAATCATTGTTCCTTCATTTGATGCAGACAACAAATTAAATTACTTTCTTGCAAGAGATTTTACAGGTAATGCTTATTTGAAGTATAAGAACCCACCTGTGAGCAAAGATGTAGTAGTATTCGAAAACCAAATAGATTTCTCTGAACCTTTGATTTTATGCGAAGGTGTATTTGATGCGATGGCAATTCGTAGAAATGCAATTGCTTTACTCGGAAAAAATATTCCAAGCAAACTTAAAATGCGTTTAATAGAACATGGTGTAAAAGAAGTCAGTATTGTATTAGATAATGATGCATATAAAAATGCACTACACATATCAGAAACTTTAATGAACGATAATATAAAAGTAAAATTGGTAAGAATGGAAAATGAAGACGCTGCTGATTTAGGATTTAACAAAATTATTCATAAAATTAGAGAAACCAATCTTCTTGATTTTAGTGAGTTAATGAAGCAAAAGTTATGCATAACTTAAAATCAAGTTTAAAAAATATTGAGAAAGTATATCACCTTGCTGATATACATATTCGCAATGTAAAACGACACACAGAGTATTCAGCTGTTTTTGATAATTTTTATGAACAAGTTAAAAAAGACAATCTTGATAATGCTATTATCTTTGTTGGAGGAGATATTGCTCATGCCAAAACAGAGATGTCACCGGAACTTATTCAGCAAATTTCATCATTTCTTCGTAAGTGTTCTCAGTTACATCCTACCGTTGTAATTGCAGGTAATCATGATTGCAATTTAAACAATCCAGACCGTCTTGATGTTTTATCTCCGATTATGAATATGATGGATGATAATAATTTATTTTATTTAAAAGACACCGGTGTATATAAAATCGGTGATGTTGCGATAAGTGTATTTGGTATATTTGAAGAACCATCTGAATACATACACGGCAATGAAATTGATGATCCATCAATTAACACAAAGATTGCAGTTTATCACGGGGCAATAAGAAGAAGTACAACCGATATTGGTTATATTGTAGTTGGGGGAGATTTAACACTTCCACAATTTGATGGATATGATATTGTCATGCTCGGTGATATTCACAAATACCAAGTTTTACAGGAGTACAAAACAGAACATAGATTTATACCAAAAAGTAAATTAGATTCATATAAATTAGATGGGTGGGATGTGTGTAATGACTAAGATTTTAATAAATTGTATTGACTTGGATATCGGTGATATTTTATTTGCAAGTAGTGTTGCTAAAAAAATAAAAGAAGAATCTCCGTGGGAAACATCATGTCAACTTGATTTTAATGTAAATTATTTACAACCACTTGAACTTTTGAATAACAACCCATACATTGACAAAGTTTACTATAAAGATTCGGGTAGTGGTTATACTGATATTTTTGACATAAATAAAAGTAGTCATGAATTAAATCTTTCCACATCAGTAGTTTCTCAATACCAAAGAATGTGCAATATTAAAAGTTTCAACGATACCTTTGAGATTTTTACAAATCCCGTAAGTGATTATTCAATCGAGTGCAGTATGAAGGAACTTGTTGAAATTGAGTATTGGAATTCTGACATAATAAAAGTTTGTTATGTAATGGACTGGGATAGAAAAAGTTTCCCATTAAATAATTCAACTGATAGACCAATTACACGAAATGCTCATTCAATAATTGAATCACTGCGAGGCAATGAACAAATTATGCTATTTGCGATAGGGATTGAGTCTAAGGATTCTAAAAAGTTTCCAAGTATAAACTCAGCAAGCAAATTTAGTTTTACCGCAAGTTTAATTAAAAATTCTGATTATGTAATTGGTCCAGAAGGATGTCTTACCAATTTAAGTTCTGCAATTGGAACACGTACAATAATAACAACTGATTACATTCACGGTGTGTATGGACCCAATGGTACTAAGGTAGATAAAAATAAAACTTATATAGAACCATTCCTAGGACCTCGTAAGTATTTTCCGTCAGGAGGTCATATACACCTTGATCCTAATTTAACTGATCAAGAAGTTGGAGACGAAATTTTGAAGATTATATCATATGGAAGATAAAGAAGAGTATATAAAGGTAAAACGACACAACGCAAATAAACCTGTCGTGGTTTATTCGGGAAGTATGATTCAACAAAATCATGGTGAAAAACCAGTCGGTCATGGATATGTTATGTGGGACATTCCAAATAGAACACATACCCACCACGAAGTCCAAAACGATTATGGGTATTATACAATAGAAGTTCGTGACGGAAAGTGTGTAAGTGATTTAAGTCAACTTCCAAAAAAAGCAAGATTGCGTGTAAAGGTATTTAACACAACTGCAACAGAAACTAAAGAAATCATTGCTGAAATTCGCAAGCAAACCAACATTACAGATTTAAATGTAACACGATGTGACGCAATATCAGAAGCAAAAAAATATGATCGTGACAACAAATTTGACTTCGGTGATATATCGTTAGTCCAGGTTCAGAATGATTTAATAGAAGATTATTTAAGACGTAATTTTGTGGTGGAAGATGAACAAGTTAAAACCGCACTTGATATAAACAAAGAAATAAACGAAAAACTCATAATAAAAGAAACACTTAGAAATTGTATTTGGAAACCAAAGAAATTTGAGTTTGGAAATATGTTTAGTTACGGAGATGGTAACATTGTTGACTTTTCTAATATGAAAAGTGTTATGGGATTGTTTGCGTCTAATGCAAGTGGTAAAAGTAGTGTTATGAGTGCTTTGAGTTTCTGTCTCTTTGACAAATGTGATCGTGCATTCAAGGCTGCTCATGTATTGAACACACAAACAGATTCTTTTTATTGTAAATTAAATTTTGAAATATCAGGAGTAAATTATTACATAGATAGAACTGCAACTACTAAAAAAAATGGAGATGTTACCGTTGTTGTTGATTTCTGGAAGTTAGATGAAGATGGTCAGCAATTATCTTTGAACGGAGAACAACGAGCGGGAACAAATGCGGCTATTCGTGATCATGTTGGTTCGTATGATGACTTTGTTCTTACTGCACTTAGTTTGCAAAATAACAATGCGATTTTTATAGACAAAAGTCAAAGTGAAAGAAAGGACCTGCTTGCTCAGTTCATGGGCATTGATACATTTGATCAACTACATTCAACCGCATCCGAAGACATTAAGGAAATTAATGCTTTGTTGAAACGATTTAATCGTGAAGATTTTGATGAAACATTATCCGATACCCAAGAAAAACTTGAGGATGTTAAAACTAGATATACTGAACAGGATAGTAAAACTAATTTGGCACTACTTGAGCAAAAACGTTTCAATAAACAATTATCAGATAAAAACTCTCAATTTAAGAATTGTTCTTTTGACGAATCATCGGTGGATATAGATAAACTAGAATTTAATAAAAAGAATTTACAAGAACGACTAGAAGTTGCTAAAGAAAATAGAAACAGTGAATCTGATAGAAAAAAACAATTGGTAACGAACAGAAAAACTAAATCAACCGAGTTGTCTGCACTGGATGGTACAGAGGACAGGTATGTTGAGGTTTTAAAAATACGTGAAGAAATAACGTTGGTTGAAAAAGACTTAGCAGTTCTTCGTACCTCTGTAAATGCTAAATTAGACAAACTCAAACACTACGATTGTCATGAGTATGATCCTGAATGTAAGTTTTGCGTAACTAATTCAAAAAATCTTATAGAAAGTGCTTCGCAAACAAAAGAAGAACTTGATAAAGATAAAGCAGCTGCTGATGATCTTGTAACACAAAAAAATGAATTGTTAAAAATACTAGATGAATGTAAGGATGTTGAATCCAATTATGAAAAACTAGGTGAGTTAAAATCTACAACAACTCAACTTACTTACGAAATAAACGAAGCAGACTCTAAGGTGCTTGCACTATCTAGTATGATAGAATCGTTGGAAAAGGATATTGTTATTAACGATAAAAATATAGAATCATATTACGAATGCAAGGACATCATAGAGTTTAATAAAAAACTGCAAGTAGATGTAGATAAAATTCAGAACGAGTTAATCAACATAAACAATATAGCAAATATTGAAACCGAGAAGCTTCAAACTTTATTTGGGGAAGTAAAGATTGTTGAAAAAGAACACGAAGATATACTTGCGTCAATTGAAGAAGCAAAGGGATACGAACGAAAAAAACGTGGTTACGAATTATATCTAGACGCAGTTAAACGAGATGGTATTTCATATGAACTTATTTCCAAAACAATTCCAAGCATTGAAAGTGAAGTTAATAATATTCTTTCTCAGATTGTTGATTTTGGTATGCAACTTGAAATGGACGGAAAACACATCTATTCAAAGATTACATATGAAGATCGTCATTGGCCTTTAGAAATGTGTAGTGGAATGGAACGTTTCATTAGCAGTATTGCAATGCGTGTTGCACTTATCAATGTTAGTAGTCTTCCTCGTTCTAATTTCCTTGTTATTGACGAGGGGTGGGGTTCGTTAGACGGAGACAACATAAGTAGTGTATTTAATTTGTTTACCTATTTAAAGGGGCAGTTTGAGTTCATAATGGTTATAAGTCATTTGGATGTAATGAGAGATATGGTGGACGAGATTATAGAAATTCAAAAAGAAGGTTCTTTTAGTAAGATAAAATACACATCATAAAACATATTTAGATATATATTTATTATGTACCCGAAGTGTATTTATGAGTAATTCCGAAGAAAAACAAGAAGTCCAAGAAGAAAGTCTTATCCAGGCTGGTCTTCGTAAGGGATACTTTACTCTTGTAGAAGGAGTGTATGATCCTGGTATTTTAAAAGCAGTATTTCTAGCAGGAGGTCCTGGATCCGGTAAATCAGCAGTTGTAGATACCGTTTTTAATACGACACCTGAGACAAAGTCATTAACATCGTCTGGTTTAAAAATCGTAAATAGTGATAGTTCTTTTGAGTATCTATTAAAAAAAGCAGGTCATAGTTTAGATTTGGGTTCGTTGGATGATGAAGTTTTTCAAAAAATAACAAGTGACGATCCAAATTCAATTAGGTCACGTGCTAAAAACATTATGCTTAAACAATACGAAAATTACAAGAATGGTAGGTTGGGTGTAATTATTGATGGAACAGGTGATGATTATGCTAAAATATCCAAGCAAAAGAAAGAGTTGGAAAAACTTGGATATGATTGTTACATGGTATTCGTTAATACAACACTTGAAGTTGCACAACAACGAAATGCTTTTCGTGCAAGAAAACTTCCACGTAAAATTGTGGATGTTATATGGAAAGATGTTCAAAAGAATATGGGAAAATTTCAAAGTGTATTCAAGCAAAATTTCACGATCATTGATAACTCTGAAGATTTAAGAAGCAAAACAAAACCAGGTAAACTTAATCTTGCTCCTTTTATATTAAAAGCAACTGCACGGTTCATCGGAAAACCAATTAAGAATCCCATTGGCAAACAATGGATTACCTTAATGATGAAACACGATAAAATGACTAAGAGTGGTGATAAACGAAATCGTATGACTGAAGAACTTGATATGGTATCTATGGAGAATGTAGTGCTACCAATGGATTTAGAAAGACACCTCAGTCGTTCTATTCATGTTATAAACAAGTTTAATTTAAATGAAAAAAGAAATCTTGCAGTGTTATCTAGATTAGTAGAAAGTTTAAATCTTAGTAGAAATCAAATGTCAAAATATTTCCATCACATCAGAACATTGAAATTCAAAGGAGAAAAGGATTGATGTTTGATAAAATTATAGATGAATTAATCTCCGAAGACAAATTGGGTGAAACCTGGCATCTTGAAATGGCTCCTAATCATGCTCGTTATAGTTACTCATCGTCCAAACATGGAAATGAAAACTGGGCAAAAAAAATGGCAAATAAACTCGTTCAAAAAGAAAAAGAAGATTTTAAGTTCATAGGAATATTCAGTGAAGGAGAAACGAGTGAAGGTCCTGTGGTTGATGGATATGTATTTCATTGTACCGATGAGTATTTGAAAAAAGCACCTCATATGCATCGTGATAAACGCAAGGCCTGTAAACGGCATCTTAAAACAGGAAAGATAGAAGAATATCTTGAGGATTAATCATGAGCATCAAAGAATACAAACGATACAAAGATGATCCATTTTGGATGAAGTCAAAATATGACGGAGTATCTGGTGAACAAAGATTACCAGTTCAACGTAGATTACGTAAAGGTGAAGTAAAATTTAAGAAGGGTGATGAAATACTTTATTACCCAAAAGGAAAAGTAATATTAGTAGGAAAAAAAGCAGAGCAAGCATATCGTGACTTTCAAGCAGCTGCTTCCGATGAAGATTTTTATATGTCTCAATATGAGGAGTCCACCATGAAAAAAGAAACAAACGAAATTAAAATTACAAGTGATGAGTATAAAAAGGCAATCAACTTTATGTCTGACTTACATTCAAGTATTCTAAAAGCAAAAGACAAAGTTGTTAAGTTTTTACAAAGAAAAGGATTTGATGAAATGGCAGACGAACTTATGGGTATGTCCAAAGGTGAGTTTAATAAATTTGTACAAAGACGAGTGTATGAACAAAAACTTCGTAAACAAATCCGCACTATATTGTCCGAAATACTTAATAAATGAATGAAAGAATGTCAGAATTGCTATCTGAAGATTTAGCAACCTATATGGTTGACGATATCTTACAAGAAGCAAAAATTAAAAAAGTAATCGGCATTTATCCAGGTAGATTTCAACCTGCTGGTATTCACCACTACAAAACATACAAGTGGTTAGATGGTAAGTTTGATAAAGCATATGTAGCAACAAGTGATAAAACAGATTCTACAAAAAGTCCATTGAATTTTAAAGAAAAGAAAATGATATGGACAAAACACAAAGTAAAAAATGTTGTTAAGGTTAAGAATCCGTATGTGTGTGAAGAACTTTTAAAAAAATATGACCCCAATACAACTGCCGTAGTTTATATATTTGGTGAAAAAGATGCAGGTAGATTAAAAACAACAAAAGCAGATGGCTCTCCTGCTTATTATCAATCATATGAAAAAAATAAAAATGATTTGAAACCATTTGGAGAACATGGTTATTTTATTGTTGCTCCCCATGTAAGTATTAAAGTTCTAGGTAAGGAAGTAAGTGGAACACGTATACGTGATTTACTTGGAAGTCCTAAACACGACAAAATGACCAAAACCCGTGCATTTGAAGAATTGTTCGGATGGTATGATGAAAAAATATTTAAATACCTGACCGATAAGTTTGCAACTCTTTTTGAAAATGAAAAGTTATTTGAAAATTTCTTGTATGAATATCCTAAGTTTGAAACATATATAGATAACATACCCGACTTACTAAATGAAATAAGTGCAATTGGTCCAATGGGAATAAATATGGTTGATGATGGTCCAAGTATGTTTTATCCTGGTAAGTCATATGAAGGATATACAAATAAACGAGCACAACAACTCGGATATGATCTACTTGACTATGTGGTAGGAAAGCACGGTTTAGGCAGAAACGCAGACTACCGTGAATGGGGAAAGTATGCAGGACCAGTACCTGCGGTTAGTTTTTATCCAGCAGGTGACATTGATGCAAAGACTCCAATGAATCAGATTGACACAGATGCATCAAAATCTGCTCACCAACAATGGGTTGGTTTTATCAACGGAGTTGCAGAAACTGCTGGTTACAAGTTGGTTGATTTCCTTGGTTCAGAAAAGTCAATACGAACCAAAGACGAACACGGAGACGAAGATGTTAGTGGGAATGTTATTGATACACAAAAGGCAGAAGATGGGGATGAAATAGATAAAGGAGTTGAGGGTCATGCTGTCAAAGAAAGTAAACTAATATCAGAGGGAGGTGCGGCTGGCCACATGAGTCACCCGTTTGATGATAAAGATTTAACTTTTGCTGATTTAAAAGAAATGATTCGTAGGTCATTGGCAGGTGAACTTAATGTTGAAAAGGAAGTTACTGAAAAACTTGATGGTCAAAATTTAATGTTTTCTTGGAAGGATGGCAAGTTGGTCTCGGCGAGAAATCAAGGTCATTTAAAAAACGCAGGTGCAAATGCTCCAGATGTAACTGCATTTGAAAACATTTTTGCGGATCGTCCTGAAAACATTCGTGATGCGTTCGTAAGTGCAGTTAAAGATTTAGAATCAGCAATTTCAAAGTTATCCGATGCACAAAAAAATAAAGTATTTAAAGAAGGTGAACGATTTATGAACATAGAGGTTATGACACCTGCTACACAGAATGTTATTCCTCAAAATGTAGATATGTTGGTTTTTCACGGAACACAAGCATACAATTCCGCAGGAAAACCAGTTTCAGAAGATTCTGATGGAAACGACATAACAAGTGAATTAAAAGATTCTGCTCGTATGTTAAGTGGAATGCTCAAACAAATCAATGCAGATGTTCAAAGTCGGTATTCGTTGAATGCACCAATTGTAGTGGAACTTCCTAAAAGCAAAACATTTGGTGATTCGTTTAAAAAATATTCTGCGATGATTGACAAACTTAAAAAAGAATTTAAATTAAAAGACAACGATAAAGTAATGAAGTATCACGATGCGTGGTGGAGAAATCTTTTGAATAAGCAACAAAGCAAATTAAAAGAGATATTTCCTGCAAAAGTATACGAAGCACTTATTGGTCGTTGGGCATATAACGATAAGTCTAATAAAATTACTACAATTAAAAAAGAATTATCTGAACAACCCAAGTTGCTTGCTTGGGTTACCAAGTTTGAAAAAGAAGACACGGTAAAGCAATTTGAAGCAAATATGTGGCCTTTCCAATTCATATTTTTAAAACTCGGAGCAGAAGTTCTGCAAAATGTTAAAGGATTTGTAGCAGCGGGTGGAAGTGATGATATAGCAAAAGCACTCGATGCACACACTAAAACTTTAAAAGCAAAAAAGATTAGTTCGGTGGAATCTCCTGAAAAGTTCAAAAAAGATATTGCAAAACTTTTCAAAAATCTTGATAGATTAACTGCGATTGGTGGAACAAAGGTTATCGCACCTAGTGAGGGAGTTGTATTTCAATATAAAGGTGGAACATATAAACTCACGGGAACATTTGCTCCTATAAATCAAATTATGGGAATAATGAGGTTTTAATATGGATCATCAACATGAAAGAAAATTATCAATTGCAGCTAGACGAAAAATGGCAAGGGCTGCCAAACGTACTGCAAAAAAACGACAACTTAAAAAGAAACTTTTGGCAAAACGACCAAAATCTCCTGAAAAGTTAAAAAATACTGCAAAGAAGGCTGCAAAAAATGTGTTGGTAAAAAAGTTAACTGGAGGTAAATCCTACTCAGATTTAAGTATTAGTCAAAAACAAACTATTGATAATAAATTGAAACCTGCTATTATTGCAAAAGTTGCAAAGAAGTTGCTACCAAAGGTGAGAGCAAAAGAAAAAGAAAGACTTAAACGAATGAGACAAAAACCACAAAACGAAGAATTTGGTATCAGCAAGCACAAAATCGGTGGGGGTGAAATGAATGTGTCGGGTGTTAAACAAAATGGAAATGTAGAACCTTTAAAATTTGACAACGAAGAAGATGCGAAAAAACATTCAAAACAAGTCGGTGGTAAAATAATTCAGGATCAAGATGGTACTTATTATGTAGAATTTACAAAAATAGATGGACCTGTTGATGAGGATTTTAAAATGGAAGATACAGAAAGCGAAGATAATTTAAAAGATTTAAAAGCAATGCTTGATATAGCAAAAATGTTGAGTGATAAAAGTCCATATTTCAAAGGTCGTGGTAGCAAAAAAGAATACATCAAAATGCTTGTTCATAAAATAAGAAAGTTGTCGGAATCCAAAAAGAAAAAGTTTATGTCTAAAATGGATGCGTATAAAAAAGTTCGCAAAGAAACATTGCCCAAAAGCAGACCAATGAAAAGCAAGAAAACCTACGACAGAAAAGATTTTAAAAAAGGGAAATATGACTAAGAGTGTATTTAATCCTGACATGGAATTAAATATATACATTGATTGAATAGGGAGCATAATATGATCAAGTTGAATGGCAATGTTTATTTGACAGAGATGGAGATAGAACGCATAGTGACTGATACATCAAAACAATTTAGAACTTCGCATCGTGCTATTTTACCACAACAAGTAACATATTTAGACAGAGAATTTGTAGAAGCAATACAAAATGAAGCAAAAAACGCAACATTGTCGGTGTTTTATTTATATGGATATGGAGAAAATTACGCAGCGGTTGATAAAATAATAAAAGCAATTGTAGATAGATTTAGAAAACTAGAAGAGTGTTGTAGTAAACTATATTTTATGCAGTATGACTTAACAGATTCTCAGCGCAAAAAGCACAGAAATCAATATGAAAACTTTTTGATAAATATTTTTTTAGAAGAGTGTATATTAAATTTTAAAAAGTTATCATAGTATTTGACAAAATCGTAAAAAAATGTAATATTACTATTATGGCTAAAATGGATAAAGACGATTTAAAATACGTAATCAGCAGATCACGTAAGTTGTTCAAAGGAGAAGAAATTCCCAAAGTACATGGTTATGAAGGAGAAGTTGAAGAACTCATTATCCGACAACCAGGTGAAATTTGGACAGATAAGGACGGAAAAGAGTGGAAGCAAGTTGGAAGTAACTCAAAAGTGAGAACCGAAACTATGATGGACAAAGTAAGAAAGACTTTGCGTGAAGCACCCAATTGTCCTAAGAAAATGTGTACCGTTGATCCAACTAAGAACTTAGATAAAAGAATGCTTGCTATGCGAGGTATGTGTTTTGATTGTGTCCAAGAACATGAACAAAAACTAAAAGACGAAGGTAAGTACGAAGCATACGAAAAAAAGACAATGCTTGAAAATGAACTTAGTTTCTTATCGGACACTAAAACAAAATTGGTTGAATCAAAAGAACATATAACCAACGACCCTAAATTCTTAAACGAAGATGGTTCTTTAGAACAATGGAATATTCCAAATAAAGAAGGACTTATGAAAGATTTAGATTCAGACTTAGAAGAACTTGAAGCAAGATTGTCCGAGGTTGAAGAAAGTCTAACTGAGTATGCTGACATGGAATTCTAAAAGTTTCAACGATACCTTGAAACTTTTTATATTATAGAAAACTAAATACATATATATTTATCCCTAATGGCAGAAGGTAAAAAAATGCCCTTAAGGGAAATAATAAAACAAGAGTATACAGAGTGTCTGAAGTCACCTATATACTTTATGAAAAATTATTGTAAGATTCAACATCCTACATTGGGAACAATACCATTTCACCTGTATGAATTTCAGGAAAGAACTTTAGAAAGTTTTAAAGAAGAACAATTTAATATTGTTTTAAAAGCAAGACAAATGGGAATATCCACATTGGTATCTGGATATGCTTTGTGGTTAATGACTTTTTTCACTGATAGATCAATTCTGTGTATTGCTATCAACCAAGAAACTGCAAAAAATATTGTTACTAAAGTGACACATATGTCAGAAAATCTTCCGAGTTGGTTAAGAAGTGAGTGTACAGAAAAAAATAAACTAAGTATGCGTTTCAAAAATGGAAGTAGCATTCGTGCGGCTTCAAGTAGTGTTGATGCTTCTCGTTCTACTTCGTTGAGTTTACTTATCGTGGACGAGTGTGCGTTTATTACAAATATGGAAGATATATGGACCGCATCGCAATCTACGATTACAACAGGTGGTCGTTCTATTTTGCTATCTACTCCTAATGGTATTGGTAACTTCTTTCATAAAACCTGGGTTGGTTCAATGGACGGATCGAATGATTTTAATCCAATCCGTCTACATTGGGACTTGCATCCAGACCGAGACCAAACTTGGCGAGAATTGCAAACAAAGTTATTAGGAGAAAAAGACGCTGCCCAAGAATGTGACTGCGACTTTATCAGCAGTGGTCGTTCAGTTGTAGATGCTGATATAATTGATTGGTATAAAGGAAACCTACTAAAAGAACCCGTTGAAAAACGAGGAGCAAATAAAGAATACTGGATATGGGAATATCCAAATCACAACAAAGATTATGTTGTGGCAGCTGATGTTGCCCGAGGTGATGGTCGTGATAAAAGTGCATTTCATGTATTTGATGTAGAAAATGTAAAACAAGTTGCAGAATTCAAAGGAGAAGTTGAAACTAAAGACTTTGGAAATTTATTAGTAGCAGTTGCAAGTGAATTCAACGGGGCATTACTTGTGGTTGAAAATGCAAATATAGGTTGGGCAGTTCTTCAGCAAATTATAGATAAAGGATACAGTAATTTATACTACACACAACGAGACTATCAATACATAGATGAATTTACACAACACACCAATAAATTAAACCGACAAGAAAAGAAACAAGTTCCTGGATTTACAACATCAATTAAAACTCGTCCGTTGATTATCAGCAAAATGGAAAGTTATGTTCGTGAAAAAGAAGTTGAAATTTACTCGGAAAGAACTTTAGATGAGTTATTTACATTTGTTTGGAATGGTCAACGAGCAGAAGCAATGCAAGGATACAACGATGACTTGGTTATGAGTTTGTGTATTGCACTGTGGGTCAGAGACACCGCGTTAAGATTTAGGTCTGAAAATGTTCAATCTCAGAAGTCATTGTTTGACTATATGGGAAGCACAACTAATTTAAATGTCGGACAAAACTTCGCAAACTCAGGATTGAAACATAATCCATATGAAATGAAAAACCCCCACGGTGGAACTGAAAATTTAGATTGGTTATTAAAATAGGAAAAAACATATGAAAAAAACGTCAAATATACTCATAGCATTTAGTTTATTATTAACAAGTAGTTGTGCAACTCAGTCATTGTTGCCAACACAAGGGGTGTATACAGAGTCTTCGTTTGAAACTTATACGCAAGTTGAAGAGTTAGTTGACGGAATCGTTCCTGGTAAAACCAAGTATTCTTATTTAGTTACAATGGGTCTTGATTTAGAAAATATGCCCAATGTTAAACGTCTAACATATCTTGATGTAATGACTAAGTTTAAGTTGGATAGTCCATCACGATATACATTATTTAATAAAATAGAACTTCCTGTTGGAGTTTTGAAGACACTGGCTGCAAGAGAAAGTGGGTTGGCATATGAACTTAATTTAGAAAGATTAAAAAATCAACGAGAAGGTAGTTTATTTTTGGATATGCTAAACTTTAGAAAAAATGTGCATATAACTGGATGGAACATAAACGTTCTTATTCTCGTTGTAGATGACACAGTAGAATATGTTTTATTTTCGGGAGAGAAAAACATTGATCGTCATGAACGTGAAAGAAATCCACTAGGTCCCTTTCAAGGATTTGACGGTGGAGACATCATCGGAGCAGCTAGTGAGTTTCAGTGATATATAATACTTGTTGACAATTAGATATATATCTTTTAAAATCATATAATTTATAAGGTTACATAAACATGGCAGACGAAACTAGAACAAAAAAACTATTGCGTGGGTTGAAAAAATTATTTTCAACTGATGTGGTTGTTAGAAATGTAGGTGGAAAGAAGTTAAAAGTTGTAGATACTGATAACATCCAATACTCATCCAAGACCAAAGACAGATATGGTCGTATGCACACTTTGTATAGTGATTATGCGAGTAAATACAATAACATAGGATTTGAAACTGCGAGACTTGAGTTGTTTTCGGACTACGATACAATGGAAAATGATCCTATTATTGCAAGTGCATTAGACATATACGCAGATGAATGCACAACCCGAAGTGAATTTGGTGATGTTTTGAGAATTTCAAGTCCGGATTCTAACATTAAAGGCATTCTTGAAAATTTATTTTATGAAATATTAAATGTAGAGTTTAATTTATGGGGATGGACTCGTAATATGTGCAAATACGGTGATTTTTATTTAAATTTACAAATTGAACCAGAGTATGGTGTTTTAAATGTAAAACCTATATCTACATATGAAATGACACGGATTGAAGATATGGATCCTGCGAATCCAAATTATGTTATTTTCAAACAAGAAGGTGAAGTCAAAGATCAATATGAAAATTATGAAATCGCACACTTTAGAATGTTGGGTGACAGTAACTTTCTGCCCTATGGAAAAAGTGTAATTGAACCTGCTCGGAGAACATGGAAGCAACTCCAACTTATGGAAGATGCTATGCTTATTCATCGTGTAATGAGAGCACCCGAGAAACGAATGTTTTATATAGATATAGGTAACATCCCACCGAATGAAGTCGATAACTTTATGCAGAAAGCAATCAACAAAATGAAAAAAGTTCCATTTGTTGACGAGCAAACAGGAGACTATAACCTAAAATTCAATCTACAAAACATGACTGAAGACTTTTTTATGCCAGTTCGTGGGGGTGACAGTGGAACTCGTATTGAAAATTTAGGAGCAATGACATACGATGGAACAGAAGATATTGAGTATTTAAAAAATAAAATGATGGCTGCATTAAAAGTACCAAAAGCATTTTTAGGTTATGATGAAAGCATAACTGGTAAAGCAACTTTGGCAGCCGAGGATATACGATTTGCCCGAACAATTGAACGTGTGCAACGTATAACGGTAAGTGAATTAACAAAAATTGCAGTAGTTCATCTGTATTCACAAGGATACACAGACGCAAAACTTGTTGATTTTAGTTTACAATTAACTAATCCATCTACTATTTTTGAAGAAGAACGTATACGAATTTTTAGTGAAAAGTTAAATACCGCACGTGATATGGTTGATGCAAAGTTCTTTTCTAAAGAGTGGATTTATAATAATATTTTCAATATATCCAACGATGAACAAGAAGAAATTAGAAACTCATTTGTAGATGATGCAAAAGAATTTTATAGATTGGAAGCAATTCAAAACGAAGGAACTGATCCTGCTGATCCAAATGCGTCTGATGAAAGTGGAGAAGAAGAAAATTCATGGGGATTTGGTAAGTTTGATGAAATGACCGATGAAGAAAAGGCACGGGTAAAAGAAAGAGAGAAAGAAGAAAAGAAACGAAAAAATGCTGATAAAGAATACGACCACCCTGATGATAAACCTATGGGCAGAGACCCACTTGGTCGTGATGAAAGAAAAGTATCGGGTCGTTCGTGGTCAGAAAGCCCGTTAAAACTAGAGGCTGATTTACAAAAACTTGATCAGTTTTTAAACAATTCTCCTACGAAAAATGACAACAAAAAAAAGCAAATTATATCAGAATCCAATGAAATGACTGACTTAAAAAAAGAATTAAACGATATAGTTAACGACTCTGATTCTAAAGTAGAAGATTCAAAATAATTAAATATTTTAAGAAAATAAACAATAATTATATTTATATTCATATTTATGTTTGTATACATTTATCTAGATAAAATTTTCACGTGAAAAAATTAAAACACAGCAAATTCAAAAATACAGGAATTTTGTTTGAATTATTAATCAGACAAATAACGGCTGATATACTCGATAGTAATGAGTCGTCTGCCAATAAACTTGTAAAAAAATATTTTGCAGAAGATACTGACCTTGGAAAAGAACAACGTTTGTATCAAGTGCTTATGGAAGAAACTACAAAATCCGAAGGTTCTGCATATAAATTAGTTGACGCTGTAGTTAGTGAGCACAAAAAACTAGATAACCGAGTTTTATCAAGACTTAGATATGAACTCGTTAAAGAGATGAAGGATGTATATCCTATTGATGACTTCTTTCGTTCAAAAATCAGAAACTACAAAACTTACGCAAGTATATATAAATTGTTTGAAGGAAGTAAGACTGATGTTTTTTGTGATCCAAGAGAATTAGTTGAATCCAAAAATACGATAGTCGGTGGTTTGTGTAAAGATAAGGTAGTAAGCAATGAGTTAAATCAGTTAGAAAGTTATGTCCAGCATAATGAAGATTTGAGACTCATTTCGTATAAACTCCTCGTAGATAGATTTAATGAAAAGTATAGTGAACTTAACGAAGATCAAAAGTTATTACTTAAAAACTACATAAATAACATCTCTAATACAAATAGTTTAAGAGAATATATTAATGAACAACTTCCTATCATTAAAAGCAAAATTGAAAAGTTAAGTAGTAATATTGACGATGATGTTGTAAAGATTAAACTCAATGAAGTTACTTCACAACTCAACAAAGTCAAAGAGGGAAGGGTTGTTAAAGATTCACAAGTTTCTGCCGTATTAATGTCATATGAATTGATAAAGGAACTTGAAAAGAATGAGCAACCAAAGAAGTAAATTAAAAAAGATCATTCGTAGTTTACTCGAAGAACTTGTTTCGGAAGAAGAATTATCTGAAATAAACACAACCGGTAATATCGAAGGTTTCCAAACACCTCATGCTTTCAGTGGAAACAGTGAAGATGACCACAAAAAAAGCATAAAGGATAAAGCAGAGGTATTTGACTATAAATCAACTGAAAATCAAAAAAGTAACACCGTTAAATTAAACGAAGGTCGTAGTTTGTATCATTTATTTCGTGATCATCCAGACTTGACACCGAAGCAAAAAATAGGTGTAACCATGCGTCAGATCAATAAAAATTTGACGGAAGTGGATAAATTTTTAAATATAGCAACTAAGTTTAAAACAGAAAATAGTATATCAAGTCGGTCATATTGGAAAACTACAAGCAAGTATCTTCTTAAATTAGACGAAAAGATACAAAGAATAAATCGTAAACTTAAAGAACTAAAGTAGTATGAATATTGACTTTGACGATTTAGAAGATAAAGGAGAAAATGATCCTGCATTAGATGATTTCAAAATCGCTATTAAAAGATTTGCTGTATCAGCAAAAAATCTATCAAAATCTACTGAAGGTAAGAAACTTCCGTCTGATCACTGGTCTAGTATAGTTGGCCTTATTAAAAAGTCTAAGATAGCAGTATCAATGATAGAACTTGGAATTGATGATATCGGTAGTTTTAAAGATACAATGGAACCAGATGAGTTAGAACTGAAAAAGACAGGTCCTATAACAAAATCAGATGAAACAGAACCCACTACCTCTGACGATTCTGCAACTGCAAAATCTTCAACAGAAAAACAACCATCAACATCCGACAAGTCAGAACCCAACGAAGAACCTAATGACGAAGAAGAGGATGAAGATGAAGAAGTAAACGAAGAAGCAAAATCAAAATCACAACAAAGATTATTTGGAATGGTACACGCATATAACAAAGGTGAACTTAAAAAAAGTGATGTAGATGCAGATTTGTTTTCCAAAATAAAGAAAATTGCAAATGGTATGTCTGATAAAGATTCTAAGAAAATCGCAAAAACTAATCACACAGACTTACCTGAAAAAGTTCCAACCGATGAATATTATGACACATTAAACCACATGAGCATTTTGCTTGCTGAAGAAAATTTTGACAATGTAGAAGGAACTGGTGTAGGATTTGTAGTTGAAACGGATTCGAGAAAATTTACTATTGAGTTTGATCAAAACTTTTATTTAAAGTCTGATCTGTATAATTTTGAACTTGGTGATGACTATGATCTAAAAGAAGTGGTGGATACTTTCAAGAGTTTAATCAGACATTCTGATAGAATTTTAAAAAAAGAATACGAAACACTGATAAAATAATTCATTAGAAAAACTCAAATAAATAAAAAATATGTATATACTTATTTAATAACATGGGAAAGAAATTATTAGTTACTACAATGCCGTTTGAATTCACACCTGAGCAGATCAGTGAAAGCATTGAACAAAACTCAGGAAAACTTATCGTTCAGGGTATTCTTCAAAAAGCATCTGAGCAAAATCAAAATGGTCGTGTGTATGAACGATCACTTCTTGAAAGAGAAGCAACTAAGTATAATGAATTGATAAACGACAGACGTGCATTAGGAGAACTTGACCATCCCGAGAGCAGTGTAGTCAACTTACAAAATGTAAGTCACAATGTTACTAAGATGTGGTGGGAAGGTGAGAGTTTACTTGGAAAAGTTGAGGTACTCGGTACACCATCGGGAAACATTTTAAAAGAGCTATTTAAATCTGGTATAACACTTGGTATAAGTTCACGTGGAATGGGAACAACCCGTGAACATGAAGGTAAAACTCTTGTCAATGATGACTTTGAATTGGTAGCATTTGATTTTGTAAGTAATCCATCTACACGTGGTGCATTTCTCGAACCTGTAAATTTAAATGAATCAGTTTCAACTGATCCCAAAGTTGTGACAAGTGGTCGTGTGTGTACAAAGTATTGTAAAATGGAAGGTATTATACACGAAATTTTAGGAGAAATAGGAGATTCAAAATGAGTAACTCTGCAAATACAAAAAAGTTAATTAAAGAAGTTATTCTTGAGGTATTGAAAGAAGAAAAAGAATTACTTAAAGAATACGATCCCAATACAGATAAATTTTCAGATGAAGGCCTTTCCACTGAACAGAAAAAAATAGCATCTGAAAAAATATCAAAGTTTGGAAAGTATCAGAGGTTTATAGCACTTGAAGCAAAAGATATGGATGTTGCCGAGGATATATGCAATATTATAGAGAATGCATCACAATGTATTTTAAATGAAACCGATGATTGGTTTGATGGAATTAGTGTTAAACGAAACTTAAAGGAAGTTAAAACACTTGCGAAAGATTTTTACAAGACTGCAAAAGAACGACAAGTTTATACACAACGAATGCAAAGTCTTTACGAAGATATGGGTAACATTCTTAATAGATATTTTGAAATAAAAGGAGAAGACACAAATGAACCGCAATAAACTTAAAACATTCGTTAGAAAAGTTTTACTTGAAAAACTTAACACGAAACCAACCGTAGAAGGTAAGTTGCTGAAAAAGACAATAAGTTTTAGTGGCATAAAACGTGAAAGTGTATGTGAAGGAACAGTTGAAGATGTTAATGAATTTGCTTCGGCTAATAATTTAAAGTTTACCGTGTCTGAAGATTCTTACTTCGGTGGTCATTATTTAGACGAAATGACTTCGTATGAATTTCAACCAAATCCTGAATTTTATGGTGAACTGATGGAAACTTCTATGTCTGCACGTGAGCAACTTGCTAGAATATGTGGAACAAACGATCAAGTTTTGGCCGAAGTAGATGTGAGCAACATTGAAAATTTAGTCGACTTCATTTTCACAAACGAATCTTTTTGTGAAGAAAAAACTAATTTAGTTTTTGAGCAGATAGAAACTCAGGTAAATGAAAGATTGTATGATAAAACTCAATTTACACGTTTGTTTGAATATTTGATTAAGCAATCATGTGAAGTATTTGTCGAAGAATCAATCGAGTTAACAGAATCTGAACACAAATATGCAATTCAATTAATATCAAACCGATTTTTTAAAAACCGAAACACCACAACGAACGAAGAAATAGAACCTAAAACTGAATGTGGCAAAAAGTCATTTTCAACGGGTAGTGCATTTGAAAATATGCAAAGAATACAATCAGGACACCAAATGTTTTTATAAGGAACTTAATAAAATGAAAATAACAAAATCAGAACTCAGAGAAATTATCCAAGAAGTCGCAGATGAAATGGGACTATTTGAAGGCTTAACCGCTGCACAAGAAAAACTTCCAGAACCTCTTAAAAAAGCAATTTTAAAGAAGCAAGGAAATTCTGATGATTCATCTGACGAAGAAGAAAAAGAAGACGTAGAAGAAGGTTTAACCGCTGCACAAGAAAAACTTCCAGAACCTCTTAAAAAAGCAATTTTAAAGAAGCAAGGAAATTCAGACGATTCATCTGACGAAGAAGAAAAAGAAGATGTGGAAGAATCAATTGAAGAAGGAAATGCGTTTGGAGCAGCGGTAAAAGCTGCACGTGATAATGGTGATTCCGAATTTCAAGTAGGTGGAAAAACATACCAACTCAAAGAAAAAGTTACAGAAGAAGTAGAAGACACCGAAGAATTTACAGGTGAAGACGAAGAAGAACTTGAAGAAGGGGTGTGTGAAACTTGCGATGAAGATGATGAAGATGTAGAAGAAGGTAACGCATTCGGAGACGCAGTAGCAAAAGCAAAAGAATCAGGTGAAACTGAATTTGAAGTGGGTGGTAAAACCTATAAAGTTCGTGAAAACTGGTCAAAAATAACATTATCTGAAAAGTTAGATAGAATTTTAGGAAATCGTAAAGTTCTTTAATATTTTTAAAATAATTTAAAAAAACTTAAAAAAGAGTGGTTTTCCACTCTTTTTTTTTATAATAATTTCACTTTTTTAATATTTTTGTATTTAAGTATATATTTATCTATCAAAATGCTTCCACATTTATTGGAAACAATTAAAGGTTTCAAGATTACATTAAGGTCCACAATGACTTTAGAAAAAATAGGAAATTAAAACACATGAGTAAATTATTAAAAGAAGCTATTGCTGATGCGAAAGCAGTTCGTGAAACTGCACTTGCTAACGCTCGTCTTGCTCTTGAAGAAGCATTTGCACCTAGACTGCAAAGTATGCTTACCAAGAAACTCCGTGAGGAAGAGGCAGAGTTAGATGGTGTAGAAGATGAAGTTGAAGTTTCTGACGAAGTTGAAGAGGGTTCATACTCTGAAGATGACGCAGAAATTGAAGAGCCATCTGCTGAAGATGAAGTCGAAGAAGGTTCATACCTTGAAGATGACGAAGAATCTGATGAAGAAGTTGCTGACGTAGATGCTGAAGAAGCACCTGCTGAAGATGAAGTTGCTGACGAAGCACCTGAAGTAGAAGATGAAGTAGAAGACGAAGAAGATCTTGAAGAAGATTCTTTTGACTTGGATTCTATTATCGCTGAACTTGAGAGTGAGTTGACAACCGAAGAAGAAGAAGGTGAAGAAGAATCCGAAGAAGAGGATGTTGAATCTGTTGAAGAACAATCTGATTCATCCGAATTAGGTATTAAAGGTGAAGAACACGTAAACATTGCTGATAGTGATGATGAAGAACTTACCGATGATACTGAAGTTCAAAGTTCAGAAGTAGGAAATGAAGATGACGAAATGCCAAAGGTAGCAGACATTGACGAAGAAATTGATATTGAAATCGTTGATGAAGAAGCAGCTGCTGGTGATGAATCTGATGAACCAACTGCAACTGAATCTGATGAAGAACTTGCGTTCCCAACAAATGAAGAAGACTGCAATCAAGGTGGTGACATCGGTGAAGACGATGAAGAAATCAACTTGGAAGAAATTCTTAAAGAACTCGAAGATGAATCATCTTTGGAAGACGAAGAAGCAGACTCGGAACTTGAGGAAATAAAGGCAACAAACAATAAGCTTCAAAAAGAAAACGAAGAATACCGCAAGGTCTACAAATATTTGCGTGGTAAGTTGAATGAAGTTAATCTTTTAAATGCTAAATTGCTTTATACAAACAAGTTGTTTAAAGCACACGCATTAAATGAAGATCAAAAACTAAAAGTAGTAGAAAGTTTTGACCTCACGAAGAATGTTCGTGAAGCAAAACTCGTTTACGCAACATTGGGTGAATCCTTTCGCACAACTGATACAAAAGCACAACCGAAGGTAAAAGAAGAGGCAACTCCAAAAGCACCAAAGGCAGTTAAAAAGTCATTGTCAGAAGGAATGGCATCTAAAGCAATCAAATCAACAAAACCATCAAAGAAGATTTTGACGGAAGGCGATCAACTCGCAAATCGTTTTAAGAAACTTGCAGGAATTGTTTGATCAATAATCACAAAATTAAAATAGGAAAAATATACAATGAGCGAAATTAGTAAATTGTTAAGTGAAAGTCAGAATCCTCAGGCTAGACTCATGCAGGAAACTCGTGGTCTTGTCTCTAAGTGGGAAAAAACTGGACTTTTAGAAGGTATCACAACTGATACCGAAAAGAGTGGTATGTCCATTCTTTTAGAAAATCAAGCAAAGCAGTTGATCGATGAATCAACACGCACCGGTACAGGTGGAGGTAACGAAGAATGGAGTGGAGTAGCACTTCCTTTGGTACGTCGTGTGTTCGCAGAAATCGCATCAAAGGAATTTGTTTCGGTTCAACCAATGAATCTTCCATCCGGATTGATCTTCTACTTAGATTTTAAGTATGGAACAGACCAATCACTTCAAGGTACAAGTGGAAGAGCAAGTTTGTTCGGTGGATCATCAGCTGCAAAACTCGGTTCAACCGACAAAGCAGAAGGTGGTTTATACGGAGCAGGACGTCATGGTTACTCAATCAATGACCAACTTGCAACAGGTGTAACACTTACACTTGGTACAGGTGATGATGTTGGAACGGCAACCGCTGTTCTTGCAAAAGGCCTTAGTGCTGATGGAGAAGGTGTTCGTGCTTTCCAATCAACCGTGGGAATCGTTACAGGTGGTTCAACAAATGCTGATGGTTCAGTAAATCTTGAACTTAAAGTTGCAGACGATGAATCTGCTACAAGTGCAGACATTGCTTACCATGTTCAAACTGTTGCGGAAAACCGTGGTGACTTTGAAGATAAACTTGGTGACTCTGACGCAGCTGACACAGGTCTTCAAAAAGACATCGGTATTCCAGAAGTTAACTTGGAACTCAAAAGTGAACCAATCGTTGCAAAGACACGTAAGTTGAAAGCAGTTTGGACACCAGAGTTGGCACAAGACCTTAACGCATATCATAGTATTGACGCAGAAGCAGAATTGACTTCTCTTCTTTCCGAGTACGTTTCAATGGAAATTGATTTGGAAATTCTCGATATGCTTATCGTTAACGCACATACAGACGGAGGTGACTTCGATGCAACACCAGCAAGTTTTGGTGGAGACGGAGACACACAAGGAACATATTTCCAACGTCTCGGTACAAAGATTCAAAAGGTGAGTAACACAATTCATCAATTGACTCTTCGTGGTGGTGCAAACTTCTTGGTTTGTTCTCCACAAGTTGCTACCGTTCTTGAAAGTATCCCAGGATACGCAGCTGACACAGACGGAAATCAGTCTCAGTTCGCAATGGGTGTTACCAAGGTTGGTGCATTGAACAATCGTTTCCAAGTCTACAAGAACCCATACATGACAAGTGGTGACGTTCTTATCGGATTCCGTGGAACAAACTTCCTCGAAACAGGTGCAGTATATGCTCCGTACATTCCGTTGATCCAAACTCCTTTGGTATACGATCCGGTCAACTTTACTCCACGTCGTGGTGTAATGACCCGTTATGCCAAGAAGATGGTTCGTCCAGAATTCTACGGAAAAATCTCTGTATCAGGTACAGAAGATTTATAATTCTGTTTGGAATAACACAAAATTTAAGAGGGGTTCGTTTGAACCCCTCTTTTATTTATAACGATTACTATAAGTAATGTATATTTATAGACATGAACGAAGAGAATAACGAAGAGAACGCAGAACAAAGTGTAGAATTAGAACGAGTTAGGTGGGATGGAACATTAAGTTCACCCATCGGAAAAACTCCGTTTGGTTTTTTTGACAATGATCAGTCGTTTGTTGGATTTGCTCCAAGAGCAGCTGATTGGGCAGCTAAACGACTAGGTCATCCAATTGTTGATGTAGAAATGATCGATATACAGTTTTATGCTTGTTTTGAAGAAGCAATTACTGAATATAGTTCACAAGTAAATCAATTTTCAATTAAACAAAATTTATATAGTTTGAAAGGAACTACCACAAGTGTGAATTTAACAACTTCGGTTATGCAAACTCAACCTTTACCATTTTATTTAAAACTATCTGAAGCATACGGAGCAGAGGTAGGTACTGGTGGTAATGTTGATTGGAGAAAGGCAAGTCTTAAAGTAAAATCGGGTGTACAAACATACGATTTACAAGGTTTATTTAATCAATATTATATTTGTCCAAAAACAGGTGAAAAGAAAATAGAACGAATTGAAGTTAAAAGAATTTGGCATCATCCACCTCCTGCTATGAATAAAATATACGATCCAATGTCTAATTCTGGTATGAGTCATTCAAATTTATTAAGTGAATTCAATTGGAACGGAATGTCTCCACTTGGTACTCAATTTTTATTAAGACCTGTAAACGAAGATTTAATGCGATTGCAAGCAATTGAATTTAATGAACAAGTAAGAAGAAGTGCGTATGGATTTGAGGTAATCAATAATAAATTAACTATTTTACCCGTTCCACAGAAGGATTTTACATTGTGGTTTGATTATGTGTATAAACGAGAACGAGATTTAGCAGCTGTTCAAGGTTATGTGGATGCCGATGAATTCAATACTATACCAAAAACACAAACTCAAATTGACGAATCAACTACACAACAAGTGGTTTCAACCGAAACGAGACAGGGTTTGGACGATGGAAGTTGTCATACGGAAGATGCACATAAGACATCTTCGGGTGGATGTGACTCAAGTGTAACGGATGTTAGCAATGCTCCATATGAGTTTCACAACTTTGGTTCAATAAATGATGTAGGAAAACGATGGATAATGAAATATTATTTATCTTTGTGCAAAGAACTACTTGGAGCAATTCGTGCAAAATATCAAAGTATTCCAATTCCTGGAGGTGAAACTTCATTAGATGGTTCTGAACTAAGAGCAGAAGCACAAAATGAAAAAGAGCAGTTGATAACCGAATTACGGGAAGATTTAGAAGTTACAAGTCGTAGTACAACAAGTGAGCAACTAAATCAAGTTGCGGATAATTTACAAGAAAATCTAAGAAAAGTTCCAAACTTTTTATACATAGGATAATGGAACGATCAAGAGGGAGATACTTTTCGCGTAGAGACGTCCGTTTTATGAACAGCTTGAACGGAGAGTTGATGTTAAATATTATAGAGCAAATAATTGTTGTATATAAAATAAATTCAGATCAAACTAAATCTACAATTTACGGAGAGGCTATGAACAAAGTTTACTATAGTGGTGTAGAAACAAGTTGTTTAGTAGAATCTGATCCACAATCAACCAGTTACGAAGGGTTCGGACCTGATGTCAAAAAAGGAACTATATTCAGATTTCATCAAAAATTATGTGAAACAAAAGATATATATCCAGAAATTGGTGATATAGTAATGTGGGAAAATACATTTTTTGAAATTTCAAATATAGTAGAAAATCAATTTTTGGGTGGGCAACCAGAAAAGAATTATAGTTTGTTGTGCAACGCACATATGACACGTAAAAGTAAATTGAATATAGTACCAAGAACTCAGTAACATGGATTACGATAAAGTAAATAATCCCTTTATTACGCTTAGAAATCATAAAACCGATAAAGAATTTACGGTTGACTTGAGTAAGGATGTGCCTAATGTTTCAAACGATCCAAATATGTCCAATCTTAAAAAATCAAATCATGCGTTGTATTCTGACAATCGTGCAGATAAATTAAGATGGGGAGATGATGTTAAAACATTTGGTAACTATTCAATTACTTTGGTTGATATAGATAATATAATTTATGAATATTTTACTAATGTTATTAATCCAACTGTTATTGATACAAACAATTCAAAAATAAGTGTACCTGTTAGACACGCATCACCCGAGAGGTGGAGTGCGATTCAAAGTGATGGTAGATACAGAGATGATAAGGGTCAGTTACAAAGACCCATTATAGTTTTCACTAGAACTGGTGTAGCAAAAGATGATTCATTTGTTACATTTAATAAATATTTGTCTGTTCCTGTGGTCAAAAAATTCAGTAGTAAAAATTCATACGATAAAATAAGTTTATTAAACAGTGCAGAGCCCTTACACGAAATACATAACATAACTTTTCCTGATCATGTAGTTTTGACATACGACTTTACAATAAACACGGAGTATGTCGAGCAAATGAATCAGTTAATTGAAACTATAAATTTTGCGGATAATGATTATTGGGGTGATCCTGCTAGATTTAAGTTCAGAGCAAATATAGATTCTTTCTCCAATTCAGTTGAAGTACCATCTGACGATGATAGATCAGTAAGTTCAACTTTCACTTTAACTATAAATGCGTATTTACTTCCATTGGTTTTCAACAACCAAACAAATATAAAAAGAGGACTAAGTACACGAAAAGTAATGTGGGGTACTGAAGCACAATATGTATCTACAGATGAATTAGGAAAACCGACTAAGCACACACAAACTGAGTTATCACTCGACTTTAAAAAAAAAGCAAATACAACAGAAAAGAGTGTAGTATTAAACAGAAAATCACCAAAAGTTTATTTAACAAAAGATCAGGGTGATATATTTGTTGTCCGAATTTGGAAAGATCTTCTTGATTATACTATCAACATAGAAGGTAGAAACTTTAGAATTAATATAGACGAGTCCGATCATAAAATAATATGGGATGTAGGTTTGTCTGAAATAGAAATTACACCTAACAATCAATATAACATTGAACTTGATACAGGAAGTGGAGTACAAGTAATTACTAAAAATGCACTGGAACTTTTGTTAATAAAATTTCCAAATACTGATCAACCAAATCCAACTCCTGTACAACCTACTCCAGTTCCTGATCAAACTCCCACTCCTGTTTCCGAACAACCAACTCCTACTCCCGAGCAAACTCCAACTCCTACTCCAGAGCAAACTCCAACTCCTACACTTGAACAACCAACTCCTACTCCAGAGCAAACTCCAACTCCTACACTTGAACAACCAACTCCTACTCCCGAGCAAACTCCAACTCCCACTCCCGATCAAACAATTCCAACCGAGACACCAACTCCGACGTGTGGTCCACATCGGCATGACGAAACACCCACACCAAGGGAAAAAAAAACACCAACTCCAACCAACACACCTACACCAACTCTAACAGATACTCCAACAAATACTCCAACGGATACACCAACTCCAACAAATACTCCGACTGATACACCTACACCAACTCTAACAGATACTCCAACAAATACTCCAACTGATACACCGACTCCAACAGAAACTCAGACACCAACTTCAACAGATACTTCAACAAATACTCCAACTGATACACCAACAAATACTCCAACTGATACACCAACTCCAACAGAAACTCAGACACCAACTTCAACAGATACTCCAACTGATACACCAACAAATACACCAACTGATACACCGACTCCAACAGAAACTCAGACACCAACTTCAACAGATACACCAACAAATACTCCAACTGATACACCGACTCCAACAGAAACTCAGACACCAACTTCAACAGATACACCAACAAATACTCCAACTGATACACCAACAAATACTCCGACTGATACACCGACTCCAGTTCCAATTTATGAACTCGTAGCATCTCCTTACACAATCAATGAAGGAGAAGAAGTTACAATCACACTTAGAACTACTAATGTTGCAAGCGGTACTTTAGTAAGTTATGCAATAACTCATCCAGATGACTTTGCAAATCTTACACCAATCGGAGAATTCGAAGTATCAGAAACAGGAGAAACAACTTTAAAAATCACACCACAAGAAGATTATCAAATTGAAGGAACTGAGATTCTAACTTTGACTTTGATAGATTCAAGCATCAACGGAGAACAATGGAGAAACACAAGTGTTTCAGTTACAATCGTTGATTCTTCAACTCCTCCAACTTATACACTTGAATCATCTGCTTTAGAAGTTGATGAAGGTGATTCAGTTACAATAACTTTAAAAACAACAAATGTACCAATTGGAACAGAAGTTACTTATGTTCTTACAAATATAGAAGACTTAGGAGTTGAGAAACCACTAGGAACATTCACAGTTGGAAACGATAAAACTGCAAGTGTAACATTTGCTCCAATAGCAGATTATCTTTTAGAAGATGAAGAAACTTTCACAATGGAACTCGCTGGTTCAAGCACAGGACGTGATGAATGGAAAAATGAAAGCATTACAATTACCATAAATGATACATCAGTTCCAACTCCGACTCCAACTGATACACCAACTCAAACTGATACACCAACTCAAACTGATACACCGACACCAACTCCGACTCCTGAGAAAACACCAACTCCGACTCCTGAGAAAACACCAACTCCGACTCCAACTGATACACCAACTCCAACTGAGACACCAACTGAAACTCCAACTCCCGAACAAACACCAACTCCAACTCCTGAGCAGACACCAACTCCGACTCCTGAGAAAACACCAACTCCGACTCCAACTGATACACCAACTCAAACTGATACACCTACACCAACTCAAACTGATACACCGACACCAACTCCGACTCCTGAGAAAACACCAACTCCGACTCCAATTCCACAATATAAGTTAGAAACCTCAACTGACACAATAAATGAAGGAGATGCTTTAGTCGTTACACTTGCGACAATTAATGTTCCAAGTGGGACTAGAGTAGGTTATGCAATGTCAAATCCAGATGATTTCGGTAAAAGTTTTATTGGTGAATTTATTGTATCCGACAATGGCAACACCTCTATTACATTTTCACCAATAGAGGACTTTAAAACAGAGGGTACAGAAACACTCACACTAGAACTTATAAGTTCAAGTATAGGAGGTAATCAATGGCAAAATAATAGAATTTCTGTCGAAATAAAAGATACATCTGTTCCACCCGTCTATGAACTCGTGACCTCTTCTTTGGAGATAGATGAAGGTTCTGAAGTTACAATAACATTAAGAACTGTAAATGTTCCCACCGGAACAGATGTAAGTTACATAGTTACAAATAGAGGTGACCTTGGAGTGTCGGACTTAGTTGGTAGTTTTATAATTGATGAAGACGGAACAGCATCTGTTTCTTTTATACCAATCGAAGATTTTAAGTCTGAGGGGATTGAAACTTTTACATTAGAGTTGGCGGGTTCAAGTACTGGAAGAAATGAGTGGAAAAACGTAAGCATTGAGATTTTAATAATCGATACTTCAGTTCCAACACCATCCCCAACTGAAACACCACCCCCAACCGAAACACCAACTCCTGAGCAAACTCCAACTCCAACTCCAACCGAAACTCAAACTCCTGAGCAAACACCAACTCCAACTCCAACCGAAACTCAAACTCCTGAGCAAACACCAACTCCAACTCAAACAGAAACTCCAACCGAAACACCAACTCCAACTCAAACAGAAACTCCAACCGAAACACCAACTCCAACTCAAACCGAGACACCAACTCCTGAGCAAACACCAACTCCAACTCCGACTGAAACTCAAACTGAAACTATCACAACAGAACCGTTACAAGTAAAACTATATCTAGTTTCAGTTTCAGATGATTCCAATCCATATACTCTAACTCAAGATGATTTAAACGGAGATTTAAATCCAACTATTATTGAATATACAAGTGGTGACGAAATATCAACAGACCAGCAGTCGGTATTTTTAATATCGGATGAAGAACTATGCTATAATGCAACAATTCAGTTTTCTGATTACGAGACTGATTCTTACACTTTACCATTGATAGGTAGTTTCAACGAAGAATATTATTACAGTGTTCCACATAAAAGAATAAAACGCATTGAAATCAATATTTGTGAAACAATTTAACATTATCATTGAATAATTGGAATTTATTTGTTACCATAAGCTTATGGAAAATAATCAATGTAAAATTACCGAAGATGAAAAAAACGAATTGGTAGAGTTAAATGCAGAATATCAAACTCTTCTTTTGTCAATGGGGGAACTATCAGTAAATGAAATTACTTTAAAGGCTGAACTAAAATCAGTAAAACAGACCAAGAAAAAGTATAAAGAGTCACTTATCCAATTTAAAAATAAAGAGACTATATTTTCAGATAGACTAACAAAAAAGTATGGTGCAGGAGATTTAGATATTTCTTCTGGAATATATGTTAAAAGTTAGTATTTTAGATAAATATTAAATTTTGGAATTTTTTAACTATATTTATTTTAAAAGTTTCATTTTTTAACCATTAACAACTCAATATAGGAGAAACCCAAAGATGGCAGAACGTATAGTAAGTCCGGCAGTATTCACCAATGAAATAGATTCAACTTTCTTGGTTGAAGGAATTTCGGCAATAGGTGGTGCGATTGTAGGTCCTTTCACAAAAGGTCCAGCATATTCACCAACCGTTGTAACAAGTATTAACGAATTAGAAGCACTGTTTGGTGTTCCACAAGGTATTTATTACCAACCATTCACCGCACGTGAATATCTTCTACAACAAGGAGTTGTCACAATTGTGAGAACTGGTGCTCTTGAAGGGTGGTATAATTTACAAGCACTTGCGATTAAAGCAGAGTTTGTTACCGCAAGTCTTGATCAGTCAGATATTGCAGAAGGTGACATTCCAAAAGAAGCAGTAATTGGTGTATTGGCAAATACTTTAAAAGAAAAAAATAACGATGGTTCGTTAATTCTAAAACCAAACTTGGCATCACCAAGACAAACAAGTATTGGATTCTACGGATCATATTTACAAGATTCAGACGGAAACCAAGTTACTGAACTTGAACTTAGCAGTGAGAACACAACAGGTCAGTTAGTACTAAGACAAGTTTTCAACGAACAAGATAGTGCAACAAGCAACAATGAACTTGAACCAACTGAACTTGGTTCGTTTACATTTAGTATTGATCCAGCATCTCCTAATAGTTTACAAAATATTTTCGGAAGAGCACCACAAAGAAATGTTAAACCTGCGTACTTTGATTCATACTTTGAAAGTACACAAACAGAAATCTTCAATCTTATGAAACCTGTTGCTGACGGTGGTGTGGCTGCAAAGTACAAAATTTCAATTGAAATGAACGATGACTTCTTGAACTTTTCTTCTCAATTAGAAGATGCAGATGGGGATGGATATCTTAACTACCAAGATACAGATTATCAGTATCCTGCATATGATGGTGCTGGAAAAGGTGAACACGCTTGTCGTCCTGCTTCCACTCCATATGTAATGTCACAAGAAATCAGTGGTTCAAGATACGAACTATTTAGATTTCATACTCGCAGTTTTGGTGGTTCGGCTAATCGTGAAGTTAAAGTTGGTATTTACAATGTTAAAACTCCAGGTACACTTGACGGAACTGAGTACGGTTCATTTAGTGTCGTTGTTCGTGGTTTCGGTGATAATGATAAAACTCAAGATGTCATAGAAGATTTCAGAGATGTAACTCTTGATCCATTGAGTGCTAGATACCTTCCACGTGTTATTGGTGATCGTTATACATACATCAATGAAATGGGTAAAATTATTGAACGTGGTGATTATGTAAATGGAAGTGATTGGATTCGTGTTGAAATGCCAAAGCAAAGTATTGCTCCTACGCAATGTATGCCTTACGGACACGCTGCTTATCAATGCCCAATCGGAGTTTTGGATTTACCAGAACCTAAATACTCATATGCATCTCAATACTCACGTGTACCAAAAAGATACTTCTGTGGTGCAGTATTCAATGAAGATTCACCAGACGGAGTTCTTAAGATTCCTGAGTGGAGTAAAGATACAATCGAGTTATTTTCTCCAATTCCTGAAAATTCCGGATTCGCTGGTGTTGGATTTTACATGGATCAACCTGGAACTATTCACAAAGATATTGACGGAGTTATTGAAACTGAAACATTTGTTCCTATTCCAAGTGTACCATCAAGTGCAAGTGAAGAAGCAGATGCACGTGGTCATCGTAGATTCTTAATAGGATTTCAAGGTGGTGAAGATGGAGATTCTCCTGTTTTACCAGTTCTTCTTGGTGACGATATCCGTGCTGACAATGTACAGGGAATGGATTGTAGTAAACGATTCACATCAGGTACACAAGGTTACGAACGAGCATTTAAAGCACTTAGCAACCAAGACGAGTTCGATATTAACTTGCTTGTAACACCTGGACTTACATTGGACTTACACAGAAGTGTTATTAACATGGGTGTTGATTTGTGTGAAACACGTGAAGATTGTTTTTACATTCTTGATTGTGTTCAAGCAAATGGACAACCTGGATTGGTAGATGAAGCAGTATTACAAGCATCAACTATTGATAGTAATTACGCTGCGACATATTATCCTTGGGTTAAAATTATTGATCCTGCGACTAACGCACTTCAACCTTTCCCACCAAGTGCTATTATGCCAGCAGTTTATGCTTCCAATGATAAAACCGCTGCTGAGTGGTTTGCACCTGCCGGTTTAAATCGTGGTGGTCTTGAAGGAGCAGTAAGTGTGCTTGATCGTCTTACATTCGCAGAAAGAGATACTCTTTATGAAGGTAAGGTTAACCCTATTGCTCAGTTTCCTGGTCAAGGAATCGTAGCATTCGGTCAAAAGACTCTTCAAAGAAGATCATCTGCACTTGATAGAATCAATGTTAGACGTTTGTTGATCACTCTCAAGAAGTTTATCGCAAGTACATCACGTTATTTGTTATTTGAACAAAATACCGCTGCTACTCGTAACAAGTTCTTGGCAATCGTTAATCCTTATTTGGAAGCAGTTCAACAACGTCAAGGTTTGTATGCGTTCAATGTTATCATGGACGAATCAAACAACACACCTGACTTGATTGACAGAAACATCCTTTATGGACAAATATTCTTGCAACCAGCACGTGCAGTTGAGTTTATCATACTTGATTTTAACTTACAAGCAACCGGTGCCGCTTTTGGGTAAGAATTAAATAATAACTTAAAATAAAAAAACCCTTCTACGGAAGGGTTTTTTTGTGGATATATATTTATAGTAGAATGAATCAAAGTTTAACAGATATAGTAATTGAAATTCAGTACGATGAATTTGTGTCGTTTGTAAACGAACATAAACTAACGGAAACTACTCAACTAATAAACGAAATAATAATACCAGGTAAGTTGAAGAAAGTATGGGGATTCATAAAAGATTTAAAAGGAAAGCTTTCCGTAAAATTAAAAGACTTGGTTAAGTTGTTTATGGATAAGGTTGTTTTCAAGTTCTTTGCAAAAATCAAGTTCAGCATGGAGTATCTGTTCAAACTTGTTAAGAAAGGATTTAAAGCATATAAAGAAGTAATAAAAGCAATTGGTGAATATGTAGCAAGCACTAAGGTGGGAAAGTGGACGGAAGAAAAACTCAAAGATTTAGACGCATTTCTAGCAAAGCACCCACGAACCAAGAAAATAGCGGGATTAGCAGTTGCTGGTATACTCGTTTATATTTGGTTAAATATGACATTCACAGGAAATGCAGATTATGACTTTGATATGGGAGACATGATTATGGCTCTCGGTGGGGGATTCACATTATCAAAGTTATTTGCTGGACCAGAAGGAATGGCATTGCTGACATTGTTTGCAACGGGTATGATAGGTTTATCATTTCCTTGGCCAGGACCACAACATATGCAGTTTATAGGGGCAGTATTATATGGTTCAGCAAAAATAGTTGGAAAAAAACTAACTAAAGATAAAAATAAATAAATATATTTTTTATTTAAATGGATATTTATTAATGTGTTTTACAAAAAAACAACTTTTCAAAAATCAAACCGATATTTATTAAAATAAGTTACAACCTAAAAATTTGGAGAAATAAACAATGGCAGAAGTAATAGATGTAAACGAAATGTTCTTTACGGCATTCGAACCAAAAACAGCAAACAGATTCATTATGTATATGGACGGATTACCCGCATATCTAATTAAGTCTGTAACACGTCCTAATCTTAATATAGATCCAGTAACAATCGATCATATTAATATTAAAAGAAAACTACGTGGTGGTAAAGCAGAATGGCAAGATATCACGATGACACTTTATGATCCAGTTGTTCCAAGTGCCGCTCAAGGTGCAATGGAATGGATACGTCTCTCACACGAGTCAGTAACTGGTAGAAATGGTTATGCCGACTTCTACAAGAAAGACATGACAATTAATCTACTTGGTCCTGTCGGTGATAAGGTTGAAGAGTGGACAATCAAGGGTGCTTTTTGTACCGCAGTTGACTTCGGTACATTAGACTGGTCAACAGGTGATCCTTTGAATGTTAACTTGACTGTTGCGTATGACTACGCAATTCTTCAATACTAAGAAGAACTTAATAACTCGGTTGTATTTAAAAAAACTCCCTTCGGGGAGTTTTTTTGTTTTTGTATATATTTATTAATACAATGAAATCTGACAAACTTAAAAATCAAATACTCGATATCTTTGAAGAAATAAAACAAGATACTCAAAGTGAACTACAATTAGAAGGTCTAAGTGGTGCATATGCCAAACTTGCCAAGTTCTTACTTCAACAAGTAAAAGGAGGAAAATTTCTGCGAAATTATGACATTGACGATAACGCAGGAAGAATGGTATTTCAAACCGGAAGTGGTAAAAAGATAGTTTTTAATGATATGAAACTTGGTGTAACTGCGAACAAGACTTGGAAGGGTAGAAAAGATAGTGAGTTTTTCAGTTACAAAGACCATAAGAAAATACTAAGTTTTGCTCTTGCTGACATTTAATTATCTACTTTTCGTTCAAAAATTTTTGTTCTTGAATATGTATATATATTGGTATATATTATACTAATATTTTAAAAAGGTTATAATTTTATGGAAAACGAAGATAGTATTAAAATCCCAGACGAAGTTCGTCAGGCAATGAAAAGTGATGGACCAACCGCATCTGAAACACAAAACGTCAGAACCACTGATGCAAATGTACTTAAACAACAAACTGACACTGTTCAAAAAACAGAATATCCAAGTGAAGTTGTAGATTTACCAAGTAAAGGGTGGTTTTATGATCAATCTTCACCACTTGCAAGTGGTCGAGTAGACATCAAGTACATGACTGCAAAAGAAGAAGACATTTTAACAAGTCAAAATCTTATTAAAAAAGGAATCGTTTTAGATAAATTGCTTGAACAACTTATTATTTCTCCTGGTGTTAAACTAGATGATATTTTAGTTGGTGATAAAAACGCAATTTTCATCGCTGCACGTGTTCTTGCGTATGGTAAAGACTATAAAATTAAGTTTAAAGACCCATCAACTGGTGACGATGTAGAAGATACAATTGATCTTACTAAATTAGACCCACGAGAATTAAATTTTGAAAGTTATACACGTGGTGATAATATTTTTGAATATACACTTCCTCATAGTGAACGAGTAGTTCATTGGAAGTTACTTACTCATTCAGATGAACAAGCAATTGATGCAGAACTCAAAGGAATGAAAAAGTTTACAAAGAACAAGAACCAAACATCAGAAGTTACAACTCGTTTAAAGTATGTAATTAAAGCATTAGACGGAGACGATGATCGTGCTAGAATCAAAAGTTTTGTAGATAAAGAATTGCTTGCACGTGATAGTTTGGCATTTCGTGAACATATCAAGGAAAATACTCCTGATTTAGATATGACATTTAACTTTGAATCGGAAGACACCGGTTATACTGAAAGGATGACGATCCCATTAGGGGTCGACTTTTTTTACCCTTCCACCGGAGTATAGAATAGGTTTACACGAAGAGATTTTTAATCTCTGTTATTATAGTGAAGGTGCTTTTAATCAAAGCATCGTATACAATATGCCGATTTATCTGCGTAGGTTTTACTCACGAAAATTGTTGGATGTAAAAACCAAAGAGAACGAGCAAGTAAAAGCTCAACAAGCAAAAGCAAAAACATCTGCTTCTCCTCGTTCTAAACCATCATTTAGGTAGTCGTTTTTCCACATAAATTCCCACAGACATATATTTATACATGGATATATGTACACTCTCTGGAATTTATAATATGGAAAAAAATAAAATCACTAAAAAAGAACCTCTAAACGAGGAACAAATATTGCACGAATTCTTTGGAAAATTGGTAACAAAGATATTCAATAGTAAAGCACTTAAAGTCGGAAAAAAAATGTTTAAAGATCCTCGTATGGTTAAAGCATTTGATGATTACGTTGAAGATACCAAAAAATTTAAACAAGAATTAAAAAGACTCGGATTAACAAGTAGGCAAGATTTAATAGACGCAACAAAAAATGATCCGAATTTAAAAACACTTAAAGACCTTATGTAACTGGATATATAGTTTTGGATATTATAGATGTTACAGATTTTACTCAGACACTGCAAAAGTCAGTGACTGAAAATCTTGCGCCTGAATTCAACGCAATTAAAACTGATATAGTCAAAAAATTTCAAGAAGCAATACTTGAAGGAAATTATGATATTGCTATAGAAACCGTTGGTGATGATAAAGTTAAAGCTTTAAATCAAAACTTAGCTGGAAGTTCTACATATTTTGAACAAATAAGAAAATTTTCCGAAGAACTGAAAGGTGATTTATCAAGTCACGTAAGTAAATCAGACCAACTTGCAGAAATAGGTAAAAAAAGAACTGATATTACAAACAGTATCGCAGAACGTCAGACGGACTTAAAAGAAGTAACTGAACAAACAATTCCCGGTATACAATTACAACTTGAAAAAGAGCAAGAAGCACTTCTTTTATTGAATGTAAAAGATTCTGCATATGATTCACAAAAAGATAAAGTCAAACAAATTGAAGAAACCTTATCACGGGCAAATACCAAAGTAGCAGATTACATTGGACAAATTGAAGCTGCAACTCATTTTAGAGATACTGAGTTGGCAACACTTGAACAAATTGCAAATACAACGGGAGTTTCTTCGGATCGTTCAAGTAAATTAAATCAGCACCTACATAAACAAGTTAAATTGTCAGATGATAATTTAAAGAAAAATCAAGAGTTATTAGGAATTTTAGAAAAACAAGGTGATGCCAAAAAGAAATTAGTTGAACAAGCACAACCAATCTTAGAAGAATATGAGGGTATGCTCGATGGTATATCACAAGGAATAGATGGATTTTTTGGGAAGTTTCCATTGGTGGGGGGTATGTTATCTGCACATCTTAAAAAACCACTAGAAGAAGCAACTGATTTAGCAAAAAAATCTCTTAGAAAAGCATTTTTAGATGCAGCTGACGCAGCTGACAAAGGAGCAGGAAGTTTAGGAGCAATGGCAGCTGGAACAAAGTCTTTGGTATCTGGAATTGCCGGAATGGGAAAAGCAGTGATCGGAGCATTATTAAATCCGTTTACTTTGGTCTTGGTGGCGGTTGGTGGATTGTTATTTTTACTCAAAAGTGCATTTGATCAAGTTAGTCGTTTACAAGGTGCTTCAAAAGAGTTTAGAATGGAAATGGGTGCGAGTGCATTTCAAGTTGCAGGTATACGTGACCAGGTGGAGCAAATTGAAAGATCATCAAAAAACGGAAGTGGTTTAGGTTTAGACGTTAAAGAACTCTACGCCGCAGTTGGTGCATTTTCTGATGTAAACGCAGCCATTGATCATGCGTCTGCTAATCAAGTAGAATTTGTAGCAAGAATGGAACAAACACTTGGTGTATCAGCTGCCACTACAACAAGTGCTATGTCAAATTTGATGAAACTAGGTGCTACTGCTCGTGGAGAAGCAGAAGGACTTGTTATGGAGATGCAAACTCTTTCTCAAAAACATGGAGTAAAATACGCACAGGTCATGGAAGATGTATCCAGTGCAGGTGAAGATGCTTTAATATTTGCAAAAGGTTCTGCAAAAGCACTCGCATCTGGTGCAATTCATGCACGTCGTATGGGAAGTAGTTTAGAAGATGTAGCATCATCTGCTGAAGCATTATTAGATTTTGAAGGAAGTATAAATTCGGAAATGCAAGCAAGTACGATGTTTGGTAGACAACTCCACCTACAGGGTCTTCGTCAAGCTGCAATGGCAGGTGATGCAAATGCAATGCTTGAAGAACGACATAAAATTATGGATTCCTTGGGTGGTCTTGAAAACATGAATCGGTTTCAACAAAAAGCACTTGCGGAAGCAATGGGTACAACTGTAGGTGAGTTGATGAACATGAATAAAGCCCGTGAACAAGAACGAATGCTACAAAACGCTGCTAATGCAGGAGAAGCATGGGCAGAGGATGCAATGGCCCGGCGCAATAAAGCAAAAGAAGAAGAAAATATGACGGCCATTGATAAGTTGAAATTGATGGAACTAGAAAACAAAAAAGCAGAATCAATAGAAGCAATGCAAACTCGTATCAAAGAACTAATGTACAAAATTTCAACAGCATTAGTTCCACTTGTAGAGAAAATATTGCCTAAAATTGAAGGTTTCTTTCAGTCGTTTGTTAAAACAGGAATAGGTGTGGATGGAAAACAAGTTACGGAGCTCAGTGATCGGGGGAATGATCTAAAAGACACAATAATGGGAATCGGAAGTGCAATCGAATCTATCGGAACGGTTGTAATGAGTGTCGGTGCATTCTTTTCAAACTTCTTTGGTCATAGTCTGATTACAAATCTAATCGTAATTACAGGATTATTTGTTGGATTAAAAGTAGTATTGGGTCTGATAAATGGATTTGCGAGCAGTCTTACTTCTAAACTATTTAAAGGTGGAGGAGGGGGTAAAAAAGGTAGTGGAATACTCGGAAGAATTACGACTGCAATCAATAGAATAAAACCAAGCAAGTTATTTGCTGTCGCTGGATCAATTTTTATATTATCAGGAGCAATGTATGTTGCCGCTAAAGCATTTCAAGAGTTTGGGAAAGTTAATTGGAAAAACGCATGGCCAGGACTTGCTGTAATAGCAGCCCTCGCAGTCGCTGCTAAAGCTATGAGCAAAGGAAGTACGGCAATGATAAAAGGAGCTCTCGCAATTGGGGTATTATCTATTGCATTAATTCCACTTGCGTTTGCACTTAATATGATGAAAGGTGTCGGAATTGAAACGGTATTCGTAGTAGCAGGTGCATTAATAGTTCTTGGAGTGGCTGCTATGAAATTGGGTGCGATTATGAGTAGTGGAGTAGGAGCAGCTGCAATACTACTAGGTGCGGTGGCAATCGCTGCATTAGGTGCATCGTTGATACCTCTTGCATATGCGTTAAACTTAGCAACACCTGGAATTGAAGCATTTGGAAAAGTCTTTTTGGGATTTGCATCTATTATGGTAAAAGCACTTGAGGCGATAATTGGTGGAATAATTGAATTTGCAAAAGTTGTGGGTGGGGTTATCGTAAAAGTATTTCAAACTGTAGGTGGTATTATAGAATCAGTTGGAAACGCAATCGCAAATATTTACAAAGCAGTTTTTGAAGGATTTGCATCATTAATAACTTCCGTTGCAAATGCAATTTCGGATACAATAACATCCGTGGGTGATGCGATTGTAGGTGTCGTAACTGCAATCGGTGACGCAATATCAGGAGTAATAAATTCAATTTCGGGTGGAATATCAGGAGTAATAAATTCTATAGCGGGAGCAGTAACATCTGTAACAGACGATATCATTCGTTTAAGTGGTGTTGATTCAAAGAAATTAACACAAGCATCTGATGCTATTTGGGAAATGTCAAAAGCAATGGCTGCTATGGGTGGTGCATCTGCAATAAATGGACTTGGTAATGCGGTAGGAGGACTTGGTAATGGAGTCGCAGAAATTGTGACATTGGGACAAGCAGATACCCGTAGTCCATTTGAAAAGATTTTAGAATTTGCGGACAGAGCAGAGAGTCTTGGTTTGGCAACCACTAATTTAGATGCACTTATGTTATCATTTCAGCAATTAAATGGTCTTGAAGCAATATTAGAACCGGCCGGTGATGCAATCGCATCATTTTCAAACAAGTTACTAGGTATGCAAATCAAACAAGCAGGAGGCAAAGTTTTAGAAGGTGCTTCCAATGCAGCTGGAGCATTTGGCAACAAAATCGCTTCGGTTTTGGGTGCAGGTGATACCAAAGAACTTAATAAAAGTCCTTTGCAAAAAATACTTGATTTTGCTAATCAAGCACAATCTATTGTTGGAGTTTCTGATGGTTTAGATTTATTATTAACATCATTTGAAAAAATGTCCAACATGGAAACTGTACTAACACGTGCAGCTGAAGCGTTGAAAGTATTTGGAGATGCTTTAATTACATTTGGTGCTGGAGCAGCCAGAGCAACTGGTGGAGGTTTAACTGGTTTTATAGGTGGGTTGTTGGGTCAAGACCAAGAATCACCTGTTGACAAGGTAATCGATTTAATTGCTAAATTAGGTTCAGTTGACATAAATGTAGAATCATTTGAAATGCTTAGTAATTTAAATTTGGGTGGATTTTTAAACAATGTAACCGATGATTTTGAAGACAAAATTGAAATGGTTAGTGATGGGTTGGGTGATTTCTTTAATGTTTTTGAAAGTGTACAACCAACTACAATTGCTTCTATAGAAAGAATATCGGGAGGTTTAACCAAATTATTAAATGGATTATCTCGTTCGTTACCTAAAATAAAAACAAGTGATTCTAAGAATTTAGTAAAAGTTGCTGACGGATTAGATGAATTTTTTAATGCAATGGACGAAGTAAATACATCAAAAATAAAGATATTACCTGAGATTGGAGTTAGCATGATTCCATTCATAACAGACTTCTCTGAACTTCCATTATCATCAATTTCAGAAGACATAAGTTCTATTATGAATGATTTAGGTGACGGTATCTATCAGTTCTTTGATGAACTCGCACCCACTGACTTAACAATATTACCTAACTTGGTAGAAATAAACGCAGGAATAACTCCGTTTATAACTAACTTTGCAACAATTCCATTGTCATCAATTTCAGAAGACGTACACTCAATCATGAACAATGTGGGAGATGGAATTTTTCAATTCTTTGATGAACTCGCACCCACCGACTTAACAATATTACCACATCTCGTAACAATACAACAAGGAATGATTCCATTCTTAAAAGCATTTGCCCAAGCACCACTTCCAAGTGAAGGATTTGATAGCATCTTAATTGATCTTGGTAAAGGTGTAGAGCAATTTGCTGATTATGTAAATGATGGTGAGGCCGGCAAAATAAATACATTCTTTAAACAAACGGGAGCTGCATTTCCAAAATTTATTGAAAGTATGAGTAAGTTGAGTAGCATAGGTGATCTAAGTATAGTAAATAAACTAACAACTTTATCGGACATATCAAATACTTTGAATTTAGAAAATGTAAATAAACTAAAAACATTTACATCTGAGGTAGTTGATGCAATTAATTCATTTTCAGGAATACAGGATCCAGCAGTTGAAGCATTAAGTGCTATAACAAGTGAGTTGTATATGTTGTGTGATGTAATTGAAAAACTTGATGTTGATAAACTCGGTGGTTTACAAAACATAAATCTAGGTGGAGTTCAAACTCCAATTAAAATACCAGCAAGAAAATCCGAGCAACAAATAATAGAAGGCACAATTGGTCCTAAACTTATGATGACTGAAATGGCCGATTTACCTGTGGTTGATGTAGCAGGAGGTTCTTTGCCACCAAGTGATCCATTCGCAACACCTGGTCCATCATTAGCAGAAGTATTTTCAACTCCAACTACTGAGACTCAAGTTCAACAAGTAACCGAGACTGGAACTACATCATTAGCAGAAGTATTTTCAACTCCAACTACTGAGACTCAAGTTCAACAAGTAACCGAGACTGGAACTACATCATTAGCAGATGTATTTTCATCACCTCCACCTGAAATAGTAACAGAGCAAAAACCTGAAATAAGTATTCTTAAAAATGAAAAAATAAAAGATGCTAAAAAAGTAAATGAAATGGTTCAACCTATTGTTGATGTCGTTGGTAGTATTTACACCAAATTTATACCTGAGTCTATAAAACAAAAGTTTTCTGATTTTGCTAAAAATGAATACTTCAATTTAGATGAAGATCATTCAATGGAAGCATATAAACGGTCACTTGGTGTCAATGAATCTGTAACAAATAATATTTTAGGTGACATGGGAGTAATGTCTGCAAAAGATGCTTCCACTTTAAATTCAAGTAACGGTAAAATCACCGAAAATGAATTTACTTCATCTATTCAATATGAAAAAGTCGCACAATCGACCGGTTTATTAGATCAAATCATGGCAGGAGTTTTAAGGAAAGAACTACCAACTAAACTTTACGCAGAAGGTCAACTTGTAGGTATAAACACAGACACGAACAGACGGATGTATGAAGATGAAGATGGATTCACAAAAGTAGAAGAAACCACGAATGTTAGTGTAACAGATGTTTCGGATAAACTTGCAAATAGTGCCGGGTCTAGAATTAAGATGTTAGACGAAGCAATCATCAATGGCACAACCCTTGAAAATGACTCACTGAACAAGTTGTTAGAGTCACGTAGACAACAATTGACAGATGAAGGAAGACTTGTAGTTAACAAGACTCAAAGTCAAGTAGAACCCATAAATAATCGAGTACAACCAAGTGCCAACCAACCTACGATTCAAAGTCAAGTAGAACCGATGAATGCTCAATTACAAGAAACTGCAACGGCACCAACTAATATGCTAACAAAAATTGCAGATTTTACTAGCAATTTAATACCCGATTTTAGTTTACTTGATGTATTCTCTGATGTAGATAAACCAGAAAGTTCAACAAACATAGAGTTAAGTGGACTTGATACAATAAGTGTCAAGGGTCATAATATTTTCGTAGAAGAAATTGCAAAGATAGTAGGCAAAGACACACCATCGGTAGAATCAGAAAAAACCGAAGATGGTTCTAAAGTAGTAAAGAAATTAGATGAGTTGATCCTACTTATGAGAAAGGGTGGCATTTCTGTTAACATGGACGGCCGCAAAGTTTCACGTGCAGTAGCATCTGCACATGATCAATAATTGTTATGAAGAAAGTATTGGAAAAGGTTGTAGAAGAAGCAGTTAAAGGTATAACTGGTATGGGTGGTAGTAACTCAACAAAACCTAAAACTAATTTCAAATATACACCATTTAGATATTCATCAGATAGATTATCTATCTCGAAAAATACCGAAAAAATATATACTGATAACGGTACAATTTATTGGACATCTCCACGACAAGAAGATACACCCCGTTGGTCACATTATCATGATAAAGAAAAAGATCAATTGATAACGAATTGGTATGGAAATACCGTAACCCGTGGTGGTGGTCAGGTAACTGATTCAGAACAGGTACAACGACTTACAAAATACCCCAATCTATCACCAAGTTCAAATACAAAAGACAAATCAGACAAAACCATACAACCATCAAAAAATGTATATGCAAATCAAACACAAGGTCAGCACGATACATTTAAAAGTGATATGGAGTTTGCATTAAAACGAAATGGATTAAATTCCGTTGGTATGGTTAATGACACTAAACGAAAAGAGGTAATTGATGCGTATGCCCAAAATAAATCTGAAAATGTAAAACCATTTCTTACCAAAGGTCGTGGAGACTCCCAGTCAGACTACGAAGACAACGCATCAAAACGATACGAATCTAGATACAAAGACAATCCTAAGTATCTACCAAAGAAAAAAATTCCAGATTATACCTCGGGTCCTGGAATAAAGTATGACGCACATAATAAACTTTATTCACTTGATGATGATGTAACGAAACTCAAAACCGAGTTTCAAACTTGGAAAAATTGGGACTTTATTCCGTTTGTTTTACACGACATTGCGAATAAAAAATATCTACCATTTAGATCGTATATAAACTCGGTAAGTGACCAATCTGATGCAGAGTGGCAACAAATAAGATATATAGGCCGTGCGGACAATGTACAAATATATAGTGGGTTCACCAGAACAGTGTCTCTTGATTTTACTACTGTGTGTTTTAGTTTAAGTGAACTTCATCCAATGTGGCAACGAATTAATTATTTAGTTGGATTAACAAAACCTGCCGGATATACATCAGATGACACTCTACTTGCGTCACCAAAAAATTCTAATTATATAATACCACCCTTTTTAAAACTAAATTTAGGTGATATGTACGTAGATCAACCTGTTGTTATGACATCCGTTGCATTGACGATTCCACCTGAGGCTGCATGGGAACTTACATCTGATAAAGAGAATATGTCAAAAAATTATGAATATTTAAACGGAACTGTTACAACAAATGCCGATGAAAACATTATGGTGGGTCAGTACCCAAATATGGCACAACTTTCTATATCATTTAATTTTCTTGAAAAACGATTACCAAAAACAAACAACAGACATTTTGGACATTATAGAAGTGAAGATGAACCACTCAATACAAAAATTGAAGATGATAAAGGTGATCCAAGTAAAGGTTTTAACTATAATTTAATTCATCCCGATCCTGCTAACGAAACTCGTAAAGAACAAGAAATTGAAGAAGTTCCTGATATTCCGGAGGAAGAAGATTTAAATGCACCTGATCCCGATCCATTTCAAGGATTTGACAATCCTGCTTGTTCAACATACCCTCCGTCTAAATATTATCGCAGTTCTACCAATGGAAATCTTAAAACAAAAGAAGCAATGCGGATTAAAAGTGAACGTGAAGATTGGAAAAATTGTGCGTGTGATCAAATGGCAAAAATGATGGGTCAAGGTGACGCAGACAATGTACCATCTGAAGAAGAAGACACAGGTACTCGTAACTTCTCACTTGCCGATTCAATGGCAAAAGAACGTGGAGGAAATACTTGTATTTGGGATGGAGAGTGTATTTCTCATGTGAACGGAAAGAAAGTACCCGAAGGTATGGATTGTGTTTATACATCAGCATTTGAAGAAGAACCTGAAGAAGAAGAAGATGATATACAACCTCCAAAATGCCCATATCCAATCGGAGGTTCTGACGAAACAGATGAAGACGGTAGACCTATAGGATACACGCAATCAGAAAAAGAACTAGTTGATAAAAAAGATCCAGCAACATTATCAAGACTTAAAAAACGAAATTTAGAATATTGGGTTAAAGATGTAAGTGATTTCCTTGCACATAAAATGGGACTTGGAAAAATTGGAAACGGACCTTACATCTACCAAGATCAAAACTTTAAAGAAAATCCTCCGTTGTCAAAGATAAGACGAGTGTTGAGCAAAAATGAGTCAATAGTAATAGAATTTAATGATGATGGAAATCCTGAAACTTATGCAGGACAACGAATATCTAAAGAATGGAAACCTGATTTTAAAATAGATTGTGACGAAGACGATATTCAAGAAATTCGTGAACTTGCTGGACACTATCAACCCGTAATTTATGTTGATGTAAATCAACCATTTAGAATCAAACTTGACTATAACGACAAAAATGCAATTACAAATGACAACTATAATAATGTAAATCAAGTTAAAACTCTTCTTGCAGAATTTGTGTCAAAACGAATGAACGATACATTCTCTGCTCCTGGTAATGTAGGAACACGTGGTCTTAAAAAATACGGTGACCTTACACGAAAAGAACACAAAGGTACTGTAATAGAAAATGATGAGTTGTATTACATTCCATATGAAGAAGATCGGGACAAAATGATCAAGGGTCATAAAGTTTATCCTGGTACAACAGACTATGTAAATTACGAAGTTAATAACGATGTATCTGCTCAGTTAAAACTCGGAGAAGGCAAAAAATATGCTGAATTAAAATTTGGATTTTACGCACTTGTCAGTAAAACAAAAGAAAAAATATCAGGTTTAGCTGCCGATAGAAACATTGAGAATGAAATCGCAGATTACATATTTGAACAGTTTTGGTCATTAAATGGTGAAACATTTGGTGGTGGTAGGACATCTGAACTCCAAGGAGCAGGTGGAACTGGAACAGAAATGAACACTGACCAAGAAAAAGCAGTAAAACTAGACCGTGGTGGAACTCGGTTGCGACAACAAGAAATAGAAAGACTCAAACAAAAACTTTTAAAGATTAATAATTTAACTGAGCAACTTCGTGATCCCAACAAACGTGTATTGGAGTACGAACCAATCGGCAACTGGAATCGCTTCCAAAAAGAAAAAATATCAAATAGAATGCAAGATTCACGTTTGCAACAAATTATCTCAGATAAGTGGAATTTAATTACTGATAAAAAAATGACATTAATTCAACTTGAAAACTATCTGATAATATTAGAAGGAACAACGGATGATGACATCAGGAACGCAGACGAAAAATATCGTGATCTTGCAAGTGATAGAAAATTGACCAATGCTAATAAATCTGCAATGGAAGAATCTGATGTTGAATCTTTAGAAAATAAAATAAGACAATATGAAAAAGATCAAGAAGTGTTTAATAAAGTAATAGAAAAAGATGACAGTGCACCTCTTGAACTTGGATATTATTTTGATAATAAATCATCACAATTACATTTTATTCCTTGGGTAAAAGATCATGCACTTGAAAAAATTGAATTTGTGGACGATGGAAGTAATTCAAATGATGATCCAGAACCTCCTAAAAATATAGTTCCTGAACCAAAACCAAAGACTGATACACCAACTCCGAATAAAACACCAACTTGGACCTGGGATCCCGTAAAAGGTGCTGAGATGTACGAAGTGTATTTTAAAGGAAAAACTATTGTAACAAAGAAAACTTCTTACACACCAACTGATGATAAAGATGAACCCATGAAATTGAGGTCGGGATTACATACAATTGAAGTAAAAGCAGGTGCGCCGAATAAGTCTGGAACAGGAACCGACTGGTCAACAAAAGGAATACATGAAGTTAAAATTGACAAACGAGTAGTTCCACCAAAACCACCAAAGTGTCCATACAAGGTAGGTAGTGAAGGAGAAAAAGATTCGCATGGTAGATTGGTAGGATTTGAAGTTGCTGATCCATTTTCAAACGAAATAAGTCAAGTTGACGATGGAATAAAACAAGCAATTGAACGAAATATAAAAATGTGGATTGGTGATGTAATGGCATACATTGTAGCAAAAGAAGATATAGGTAATTTGACTTATCCTGCTGATCCAGACAAAGTATCTTGGTCAACTAATAAGTACGGAGCAGTAACTGTATATGAACAAAATCAAATGAAATGGATGTATGCAGGAGACACACTAACAAGTTTAGGAGTAAACGGAGAAGAAAGTTATCCAACCAGAATGAATGGAGAATATATTGGAAATGAACCTGCAAAATATGAAGGTGAATTTGATATGGGATGTGGTCCAAACGAAGATGGTTCTGCAAAGGGTGCAGAATCTGCTGATGATCCAGATGAACCATTGAGAGCACCAAATCCACATTCTCAAACTCCCACCGATAATTCAAAACCAATATGGAAATGGTCACCAATTTCAGGAGCAAATAAATACAAAGTAACATTAAGAAAAGTAAAAGCAAGTGCTTCTTCAAGATCATATGGATGGGTCACTGTTGAAGACTATGGAATAATTCAATATTCTGATAAAACTGAAGCAAAACCTTTACTAGCACTTGAAGATGGACTTTATGAAATATCAGTAACCGCAGAAGAATCAAAATCTACTTTTGCGGGTGGTCGTTCTGAGAATGTCGTAATAAGATCATCAGAAGTTGGAACTCATACGGTAGAAATTAAAGATGGTACTTCAATTCCAGCAACACCTACATCTCAATCAAACGAGGGATGTGAAGATGCTCCTAAACCAGTTGAGTTATTTTTATCCGACCCGAGGTGGTGTAAAATTAAATCATCTAAATTTAGCACACAAAAAGATGATGTTAAAAAATTATGGAGAAAAGAAGTGGCAACGTATCTTGCGTGTAAAAAAGGAATTGATGTATCAACTGCACAATACAATTACAGTATTTTCGACGAGGATACAGGAATGTGTATGAAAGTAGTTTTTGACGGAAAAGAAACTGATGTAGCAAATATTGAAGAAAACACATTCATACTAAATAAAGGAAACTCACTTACGGGAGATGAACGTGAAGCATATATAACAATGAAATACATACCAACGTGGAATCCAACCGATTCATACAAATCCCAATACGTCAATGATCCTAAATTAGCAAATTGTCCCGGTGAACGAGCAATAATTTCAAATAAAGTATTTCACAATGGTGTATTATACATTGCACAAACTCGTATATCAATGGGATCAGTTACAACACCACCTGGTCATAGACCAGATGACGTAAATGATAGAACACTTCCTGACAACCTAATGGCATCGCAACAACGTAATTTAAATTCTTACAAAGACGATTACGATCTGAAGATAAAATATCATAAACGTTGGTGGTTGACTGAAGAAGAAACTGCTTTATTAAACGCAGAGGAATTATCAGATTTTTAATTATGAGATACAAAACAATACCAACCAAAACAGACGAAGATGGAAATACCATTGTATCCACTTCTATTTTACCAACCGTTAGAAAAAAAAGTTCTGATACATTCGTATTAATGGTCGAGAAAACCCGATTAGACCACTTAGCACATAAATTCTACGGAAATCCAAATTATTGGTGGATTATAGCATCTGCAAATAATATCAAAGGAACAATGTTTGCTAAATTAGGCTCGCAAATTAGAATTCCACGTGATATAAATATGATAATAGCCGAGTATAACAGAATAAATGGAATTTAATGAAAGCTACTAGTTTAAACGGAGATGTAAATGATCAACCAGTTGATGCATTTATGGAAAGAGATTGGTCACGTGGTGACGTTTTACAATATCCGTGTCGGAATCATGTACGCAACTGGGTGCGTGAAGAATTTTTAAATCGTTGGAGAAATTTTGGATTAAATTATACACACACCACAGGAGGTGAAGCATCCAATTATTCGGCAAGAGATTTAGTTGGTGAAGATAAAGATGGAAATCGTTATGCAAATGGTGGATACAATGCAGTTATATCTCAAGACACCGATTCACTTGTAGATTGGGATAATAACACATACAAAGGACCCAAAACTTCGTGGGCAAGGGTTGTATCAAGTGCCATTGTAGAAAATCCAATCACGAAAGAAATAATGGACGGATTTGTATTAGGTGGAAATGGAAACTTTCATGATACATACGGATTTGACCGTGGAGATGGAACAAACGGTGGAGGTGGTGAAGCAAAAACACTGCTAGGATATACAACATCAGGAGCAAACGAAGAACCAAAACGACACGAAATCGATGAACCAGATTATAAGTTTCGTCCTTCACCTGGATTAACCAGTATAGAATCCGAGGATATAGAACCAGGTAAAAACTTTAGAAAAACTACGGTAAACTTTACGTGTTGGAGTCAAGCGCAACTTGATTATTTAGAACCATACTTTTTTCAACCTGGGATGACTATGATAGTAGAGTGGGGTTGGAACACCTACCCACGTGATTCCTTATTAGATTTATCACCTGATGGATATAGAAAAATTCATCGTATATGGAATAATGAAAAAAATATAGTTTCTGATGCTTATGAGGCAAAGCACGGTCCTGTACCTCCGGCTTCTTCAGAGCATTTAAGAAAAGGTCTTGGTAACTATGGATTTACAATGGGACTAATTACAAGTTTTAATTATTCTATTCGTGAAGACGGAGGATATGATTGCACAATACAAATTTCCTGTATGTCAGAGGTGGGTCAACAAATAATGAATCAAACTGGAGCCAAACCAAACAAAGAAAGTAATAAATACCTTGATATAAAAACATTTATTAATACCACATTAAGACGTTCATTAATGGGTAAAAATGATGTAGGTGCAACTATTAATGATGGCCTTGATCCAGAAGACCAAAAAATTATGGAAAGTGTGACCGGATCAGGAAATTCGATAAACTTAGGAGCAGCTGAGCAACAAGCAGTTGCACTTGCCCGTGGAAGATATTTTACTTTCAATAAATACAATTCCGCAAAACCTTTTATGGCAGGAAAATCCAATTCAAATGGAGGAACATACATAACCGTTGGGTATTTAATTGATATATTCAATATATTTTTTAGAAGAGTTGCCGAAGAGCAGAACACCCGAATATGTGAATTTTCGTGTTTTGGTAACCGGTGTGTTGCTCATCCTAATATAAAATCGGTTGATGGTAGTGTGCTACTTATACCAAATTCAGTTGCACCTAGATGGAACAAAGAAACATATCACGGTTCAACTGTATCTCGTATAAATGCAGATGGAAGTAAAAAGGGGGGTGCTGGATTTTCTGTTCTTAAAAAAGGAGAAAGTGGAGATTCACGAACTGCATATCAAGAAACAACTCAAAATTTTATTGATATACTGAAAAGTATGAATCCAGAAGGAGTTTCTAGTGCACAGACATTAGAGCAAGCAATGAAAGAAAGTCCACGGGATGATTTGCATCGCATACTTACTGTAAAATCAGTATCGGGATACAATTTACAACATTTGGCAAGTTTAGGTGAACACGCAAAAGACCTTAAAGAAAATGCATGGGAAGAAGCCGAAGATGTCGTAAAACCTTTTCCGGATTTTTACTCGGATATCAAAGAAGGAAATACTATGGGATATTCAGGACGAATCCAAGATTTATATGTAAGTTTGGATACAATCACAGAATCGTTTGAGCATGGAGAAAATGCATCTGCTATATTACTTGATATAATGAAAAAAGTTTCAACTGCCGGTGGTAATATGTGGAAATTTGCAATAATTGGACATGATGTCAATACTTCGTCAAACTCGATTTTAAGTTTAGTTGATCAAAACTTTTCAGGATCAGAACCAGTTTTAAAACAGAAAAGTGACGCATGGGTATTTCCTTCGCATCGTGGTGATAGTATAGTAAGAGAAATGGATTTGAGTGTAGAACCATCTTCGGAAATGGCATCAATGATAGTGTTTGGTAATATGAATAAGAAAAACGGATTCTTTGCAAAAGAAGATCAAGACTTGATATTACAAGGTGCTAAAAATCCACTTGAAAACTACACTAAGCAGGTTGAAAATATTGATGACAAACCTAAAAATATGGAAGATCCAGAGAAATACATAGTTGCAGCTTCTAGTAAATATTTCGGTATAGAAAATGCATCAGAATCAAGTTGGCCGGTATATCCATCAACTGATACAATTAAATCTGCGGACGGAAAATCTGATATATCAATTGGTAAATATGATATGGTTTACTACAAAGACGGTAAACCAACTGTACTAAAAGGAGGTTCACGACAAGATTTATTGGACAATATAGAAAAAGCAAAAAAAGAGAAAGCAGAACGAACCATCCGAACAGGAAAAAATGCAAACATAGAAAAAGAAAAAACCGCATATGCAAGTTCATCCGGAGGTGGGGATATAAAACAACCAAGAACATATCAAATACAAGTAGATGGTGACTTTGTAAATAAAGTAGGAACGAACATAGGATTAGAAGGATCGACCAATTCAAAAGTTTTTGATGGCAACTTGGTATTTGAAGCAAATGCAGGTGGAAACGATAAAATTACAAAATATCCTGATAGATTTCCTAAATATTTAATAGGAAAGGTAATTAATTACGATGATTATGATGGTTGGTCCTCCGATGTATTTGTAGAATCTGATCAACTTGAACCTGAAGATAAAAATTATATAATTGTGTCTGCGTCTGTATATCCTGGATCAGATAAAACTGAATATCCATATTTAGTTCATTTACAAGAACTTAAAGGACAAGAAACAGGATTAAACGAGGGTGCATTGCAAACATATCACGCAACAAAGAAAAGACATGGAAAAGATGACTTTGAAGATAAATTACCCGACCGACTAAAAAAACATATAAAAGACAACAATTTATCCACCGACTATTTAGATAAACAAGAAATTCTAACATACCACGGTACGAACGGTACTAATAAAGACGGATTCAGCAAAAATATGTCAGTTATACGATCAAACATTAAAATACACGATGATTCATATGGAACAGATAAAAATGATTTTGAAATTCAAATTGAACTCGTAGATACAGATAGCAACCGCATGAAAAAATTCTGCGAATCTGATTTAAATCCACATAATAATGTAATTAATAATATGCCACTTCCGGGTGTAGACCTTTCAATAACATTAGATGGTATAGAAGGATTGCGGTTATATGATACATTTAATTGTGCAGGAGTTCCTGTTAAATATTTCAATAACGGAATATTCGCAATTAAGGGTGTAAAACACACTATCGGAGATGGTGATTGGTCAACTACAATAGAATCACATTATTATCCAGGATAAAAGTATGAAAAACGAAGATGAAAACATTTACATGAATAGTTTATATTCTGCTCTTACAAAAAATCGTGGGAAATTAGATGGCATTATTTTCACACATCCAGTTTCAAAGAAACCAAAAATTTCTGACATTAATTACGAAAATGAATACATTCAAAGATATTTTGTAAAAAAACGAAATGCAGAGACATCTACTATATACGAAGTAGGTTTGGATCAATTCAACACCATACAGAAAAATCCATTTTATTTATGCATTACGGTTTTGTGGAAAATAAAAGGAAAACTCGAAACAACCGATACCCAAGATGGTAAAATCTTCGGAGTCAGAGAATTTAATTTAAATTCTATTTCCAAGGCAAAAAATCGGATGACAGGAATATCTTTACTTTTAAATAATCCACTTGAATTTTATAGAGATATATAATATAATATCTTTATATATGTTTATAGAAAATCCCACAGATGCAAAGAATTTACTTTCTTTGTTAAATGAACATTCCAGTATCATTAATGTGTATTATACCAAATCAAATACCCATGTATGCAAAAACTCACCTCTTGTGTTGATGGTAAATGTGGATCGTAAATATTACATTGTTTCGTTTGAACATCCAGATTCTACAAATATTCCAGTCGATTTTCTTAATTTAATTTTTAAGTCAACGGGAACGAAGTTAATATTTGACAGAAAAAAATTAAAATATCATGTTAATGAAATTAAAAACTCACACGATGCTATGGTTTGTTCGTATTTATCATCTAAACTTGAAATTGATAACAATTATCTAGAGTCTAAAGTAACAGATTTTAGATCAGTTCCCATTATGGTTCTGTTAAAGCATTTTAAAAAGTTGTGCTATTCAATTGGTAACATCAAATTCGAACCCAACTTACTTAAATACGAAAAAGAGTTTTCTCATGCATTGTATGATATAGAAAAAAATGGGATGTATGTTGAAAACTTTAAATTGGGTAAACAAACTCTTGTGGATGAAAATAATTTAGTTTTTGGTCAATATAACATGATGACTCCAACGGGTCGTCCGAGTAATGCGTTTGGTAATGTTAATTACGCTGCGTTAAATAAAAAAACTGGTCAACGAGATTGTTTTACAAGTAGATTTGGTGACGATGGATTATTGATCATGGTTGATTACGAAAGTTACCATTTAAGACTATTGGCAAACTTTCTTGATTATGATCTACCTAGAACTTCTTTACATGAATATCTTGGAAAACTTTATCATGGAAAAGATGAACTAAATGAAGATGAATATGAACTATCTAAGAAAATTACATTCAATTTAATATACGGTGGAATTACTGACGATGTCAAAGACAATGTGCCGTTTATGAAACGAATCTCAGAATATGTGGATTCAGTTTGGGATTTTTATAATACCAACAACTATGTTGAAACGTGGTACTACAAACGCAAAATTGCTTCTATATTTTTCGGTGACAAAATTAATTCATATAAAGTGTTTAATTATCTACTGCAATCCGCTGAAACCGAAAAAAATTGTGAAGTTATATTAAAACTAAATAAATACCTAGAAGCATCAAAGTCAAAAATGATACTTTACACATACGATGCTTTTTTATTTGATGTGCATAAAAGTGAGTTCAAGTTAATTAAAGAAATGCAACCTATAATTACATCAAACGATAAGTATCCGGTTCGTACATATATGGGTCGTAACTATGGGGATATGAAGCAAATTTGAGTTTTGAAACATAAATAAGATATTTATACCCAAAAGGTTACATCTTATGAAAACAAAACTACTTTGCACATTTACTGATATGCATTCCTATGATGCAGAATTGGAATCGATAAAGAAATATTATGATATTGTTTTTGATAAGATTTTTATATTACAAGATATAGACGATTTGAATAGTTTGATGTTGACATACAACATTAATCAAGATACATTTAATACTAGTAATTTCTACAAAAATACAATAAGTGTCCACCGAAAAAAAGATTCAAATACTCTATACACAATTAACTCACTAAATGCTTTGATAAAAAAACTTAATAACGGCATATTAGATAACAATTTTGTTATAGATTGGAATGTGTATAAAAATAAAATACTACTCGTAGATGGTGATTCATATCGTGAAGTCAGCACCCGTCTATACAATATTAAAAAAGTTTAAAAAATAAGTTGACTACTAATTCAAAATAAAATAAGGTAATGGTT